GCCTGCACCCGCAGATAGTTCCTGTGGCTCCCCCGACCGGCCCCGTTTGGTTCGTCCCCTGCGGGGCCGGTTCTATTCTCTTGACAAGGACTGAGCCAGCAACGACGATAATCCACGAGCGAACCCTTGACCGACAGTGAAACAATGCCGTGCCAGCCACTCTGGAGCTACCAGAAGCAGTCACGTTAGAATCTATCGCTGAGAGCGACCTCGGCGTAGACCTTGCTGTATTCGAGGAGAACGCTGCCAAGTTCGGGCAGGAGAGCTTCACGTTCTTCTGCTGGTACTACATGCGGCACCACCTCACCGACGAACTCGCTGAGTACCATCTCAAGGTCATGCGGTCGTTAGAAGGATTGATGCCGGGCAGGCACCTTGAGCTTCTCCTGCCTCGTGAGCACGGGAAATCCACGCTGGTTTCTCTCTGCTTCCTGATGTGGAATATCGTCTACAGGAAAAAGCGGCACATCCTCCTCGTGTCGTCCACCTCAGAGAACGCGCAGAAATTCCTTGGCAAGATCAATCAGGAATTGCGCAGCAACGAACTTATCCGCAGGGACTTCGGTGACCTAACCGGCTCAGAGAACGTGGGCCGCAAGGAAGTGTGGAAAGCCTCGAAGCTCAAGACGGCAAACCAAGTGCTCGTCCTTGCTGTGGGTACAAACGGATCAGTACGTGGTGCCAACGAATCGCTGCCGGAAAATCTACAGCTTGATTTTGTGGAGTACGACCGGCATGGCCGTCCTCGCTACAAGAAGCTGAAATCATTCCGTCCTGATCTGGTTCTGCTGGACGACGTGATCGAGGACAAGTGGGTTCTCACCAAGCACGTGCGTGACCAGACGTGGAACTGGTTCTGGAAATCTCTCTACAACACGATGGACCGCGACAGGGGAAATTGCGTCGTGGTCGGTACGACTCTGCATGACGACGATCTGGTGAGCAGGCTTTTCCGCGACCCCGTGCAGACGATGGCGTGGAAGAAAATCAAGATGCCTGCGTGCGAGGGCTTCGATCAGACCACGCTCAACCCCATCAACTGTTTGTGGCCTGCGGCGTGGCAAGCACCAGACTTGAACAAGCCAGTCAACCGCAAGGGCGAACTCATTCCGCTGGATGAGTTGGACAACTGGCCGCTGGATGATGTGTTCTACCTCAGCAAGCTCTACTGGAAACGAATCGAAATCGGTGAGCGTGCGTTTGCGCAGGAATTCTTGCTTGACCCGTTGAGCGACAGCTTCCAGTTCTTCAAGCGTCAGTGGTTCAGGTATTTCATCATGCAGGAGAGCTATTTCACCGCAGAGGCGGAACTGGCTCTCACACGTCTGGGCCACGAGATTGAAGTATTGCCTGACGACCTGATCGTAGTGACAGCCATCGACCCGGCTGGCACGAGACAGGAACAGGTGAAGGAAGGGGCTGATCCTGATTACACCTGTATCTGCACTGTGGGATATTCACCACGTCATCGCCGGTTCTACATTCTCGACATCTGTCGTGAGCGAATTTCAGCACTACGTCAGCAGGAAGTGCTGATGGAGCAGTACAGGAAATTCAGCAGTGAGTTCGCAGCTACTGGCACAGACGGTAGCTCAGACACAGCCAAGTTCAATTTCACGCACATGGGCATCTTGGTGGAGAGCGTGGCATACCAGAAGGCGCTGGCTACCATGCTGGATGAAATTGCTCCGGCTCTGGGCATGTACCCTCGCATCGTGGAAGTCAAACGCGGGCGCAGGGACAAGACCACACGAGCCACAGGCGTGTCTCCTCTGTTCGAGCGCAGAACAGTTGTGTGGCCTGAGCAGTTTGATCTAAAGTTGAAGAAGCGAGATGTCGAAGAAGCAATGGACGAGCTTGATCGTTTCCCACAGGGCGACCACGATGACTGTGTGGACGCAGTGGTAGACGCTCTGGCTTTCCTGAACAGAATGAGCCTGAGTCTGAACCGGGGGCTCAATGCGTTGAACGTCATGCGGGCGATGGTGAAATCCTCGCCGGAAATGTACGCCTTCGTGAGCAAGCGTGAGGATGAGGGCATGGACTTCCAAGACGCCAGTGCCAAGTGGGCGCAGTACAACAGAGAGCACGCTGGGATGACCGCATGATGAAGGACAGGATCAACAAGGCCAGCCAGTACACTGAACGCAACGCGCAGGAGAAGTACATCTTCGAGCAGGCCAAGCTCTACATGGTGGCGGTGGCTAAGTACGACAAGACAGCTACGATGACCGACATCGTGCAGGAAATTAGAGATGCCCTGAGCAGAACTTGGGGCTGGTTAGGAAAAGAATGAAAATCCTCCAGTGTAAGCATTGTGGTGACTGGCAGGTTGAGCACAACGGCACCGTCTACTACAAGCCCTACACAGGCGATTGGACCGTAGGTGCGCCGGTGTGCTTGATTCTCGGCAGGTACGGCTCGCATGAGTTGAGTGAATGCAATGCGTCCGATGAGCCGTGGCCTCTGGTGATAAAGCAGTTGAAGAAATTTCTGGAGAAGTAAAATGACGATGGCACTGAAACCGTGGATCGGCGTAGACCTTGACGGCACGCTGGCCAAGTACGAAGGCTGGCAGGGGATCGACCACATTGGTGACCCGATCCAGCCAATGCTTGAGCGTGTGAAAGGCTGGCTTGCTGATGGCATCAAGGTGAAGATATTCACCGCACGCGCTAGTGAGCCGGATGCTGAGGCCCTCAAGGCAGTAATTTCCTACATCGAAGACTGGTGTGAGGAGCACGTTGGACAGAAGCTCGAAGTCACCTGCAAGAAGGACTTCGCCATGACCGATCTCTATGACGACCGCTGTCACCGGGTAGAGGCGAACACGGGACGGGTACTGGCATGACCAGAGACGAACGCATGTCGCTGCTCCTCACCTGCGTGGATTTCTACGCCACCAACAAACAGGGTGACTACGGTAGACGAGCGAACGCCGTGCTGGCTAAGATAGCTGACGATGAACGTCAGGAAGGCATGAAAAAGGAACGAGAGAAGGAAAAGGAACGAGGTACAGAATGAAGTACGTGATGATTTTCCTGATTGCTCTGCTGGCGTGTGCGTGTGACGCCCAGATCGTCGTGAACGGCAACCCTCCTGATGGCTCGGCGGGGAAAAGCTATAGCACGACGTTCACAGCCAGCGGCGGCACGGCACCGTACACCTACTTCGTCACCAACCCGCCTGACTTCCTCAGCATGGACACGAACACCGGCGTGCTGAGTGGGACGCTTCAAGCGCCGGTCATAGGTGACATCTACACGTTCACCGTCACGGCCTTTGACGCCACAATGGCTCATGGTCAGTCGAATTTCACCATCACCGTGAGTACGTCCAGTGGTGGAAAATCTGGTAGCGACAACGGCGGCTGCACGGCAGCGCGTGGAACTGGACTGCGTTGGCTGCTGGTAGCAGCACTCGGTCTTCTTCTCGTCCGCCAACGGAAGAAGACATGCGGGTAGAATGTACCGATCCGAACTGCTACGGCTTCAAGCGCCCTGTTCTCCCTCTAGGCCGGGACAGGGCGCTTCACATTCTACGCTGCCATGACGGCGATCAGATCATGCAGGTGGTGGACATCGACCCTGACGGCAGTGTGGGTGAAGCCTGCATTGCCCGGATGCTGAAATTGATGGATGATCTGGAAGCGATGGGCGGGAAGATGTACTACACCTCAGCCAAGTACCGCAGAGTATTTTCTGCAATGCAGTCCGAGTGCGAGCATGACATCCAGCAGTTGAGCATCGCTGCCAAGGAGAAAGCATGTGGAAATTCATCCGAGTCTGCTGGGGCCGAATAATCCTCTGGCTGGGGGACTGCCCCTACTGCTACAGCAAACCCGCTCACAAGCATTCCTGCCCTGTGTGTTTGGGTGAAAAGGTGGGTGACAAGCACGCGTACCGCGACTATAACTGGAAGACACGGCTCTGGAGGAGGTTCAGAGCACACATTGACAGCGATTACGGACGCTAATCCGTAGATACCACAGAACCTTTCAAGGAGTGAACGTCATGGCAGGAATGCAACCACAGGCAGCGCCCGCTGCGGCTCCCGCTGCGGCCCCAATGGGCGGTGGCATGGGACCGACCGGCCCGATGCCCGGCGCACAGGCCAAGCAGCAGATCGAGGAGAACGCGAACATCGCCATTCAGGGCGGTATCGCAGCAGCGGAAGCAGCCAAGGCTGCCCCTGACGTTCCCCCGGAAGCTGCGGCCAAGATCGAAGAAGGCGTGATGATGATAAACGAGGGCAAGCAGGAAGCCCTCGCACCAGCCGCGCCCACAGACGCTGGCAGCAAGCCCGGCAACCCCGTAGAGGGCACCGGCGCTCAGGCCAGCGGCACCAAGGAAGGCGGCGAGTAGCCACAAGACACGCAGCCCATCCAGAAGTAAAGTGACGGCAGGCGGGAATATCCTGCCTGCCGTTTTCCGTAGGAGAGCCCAATGCCCGGCATCAACCCAACAGGCATCGCCTTCGCTCAGGAACTCCGTGTGGCGTTCCAGTACAGCCGCTTCATTGATGAGTTGAGCAAGAGCATCGCCAGCGACGGGACGTACCAGTCCAGCAACAACACCTTCCGTGATCCCACGTACATCGTGAAGGACAAGGAGGGCAACATCAAACGGTACTGGCGCTCACCGCAGGATGCAGCCCGACAGGCGAAGTACGAGAAGTACATGCGGATATTGCTGGAGGGCTTGGACTTCCTCAAGCCTCAGTGGTATCAGGCACGCCAGTACACGGACACCTCGCATCAGGCTGTCTACCAAGGCTACAATTTCCTCACCCTCATCAGTGAGGCATTCGCTGACCTGACGTGCGGTGGTGGTGTCGAGATCAAGACCGGCATCGAGTCCATCGACAAGCTGCTGACTGAGCAGCTTCGCTTCGAGGACAAAATCTACGAATGGATTTTCGAGGCCAGCGTGTTCGAGTTCGTGGGCGTGCAGGTCGTCACCCACGACGATTCCGGTGTGCTGGAAATTCAGCGCGTTCTGCCTCACTTCCTCTATCCGATGTTCCCGAAGAACAAGGAGAACGAGCCCGTCTGCATCAGCAAGAAGGTGTGGATGCAGAAGGAGGACATCTCCGAGTGGCAGCAGATCAGGCCGGAGAACACCAGCGACAAGATCGACCTCAACGGTGTGAAATTCGATGGCTTCGTGTTCGAGGAGCGTCACTTCAAGGGCATGGTAGAGAACTACCTGTGGGCTGTGCATGGCAATCAGATCGTCACACGCGTAGACCTGAAATTCTACGACCCGAACCTCGACGCTGTGTCCCTCACTGGCCTGCCTGACTTCGCAATCAAGCTGATCCCCAACAAGGTGATGGTGGGGAAATTCATCAGCGATTGGGACAACATCATCGACATCAACCTGAACTTCAATGACCGCGCAAGCCGTGCAGGCGACCTGTTGAACCAGTACGCCGAGCCTCAGCTTGTCATCAACGACAGTCAGGCGACCTACGACCCGGCTACGGGCAAGGTCCATTACCGGCGTCCTCGTGGTGGCGTGATAATGATGCGCCCGCAGGACAGGCACCAGCCGAATTTCATGCAGCCGGGTGTGGACACAGCAGGCACGGAGAACAACCTCAAGTTCCTGCTCGACATGCTGTCCACTCACTCACAGGCTGCTGCTGTGCTGCTGAACCCAGAGGCACAGGGCAACATCGAGAGCGGTGTGGCCTACAAGCTGAAATTGACGCCCACGCTCAAGAAGATCGCACGCAGGAAGACTCAGCAGGAAATTGCCGTGAAGGGCCTGATCCTGAACATCCTCGCGGCCATCAACTTCTACCACGACAAGGAACTCATCACCCGTGAGTTGGAGGAGCGCGTCAACTCGTCAGACGACATGACCATGCGTACCCGCTGTGAGGATGCACTGGCCAAGATCAATCAGGGCTCGGTACTGATCTCGCTGGAGTCGTTCGACGACTATTTCTCCAAGCTGGATGTGTTCAACGACAACCCCTACGGCATTTTCATCAGCGACCCTGCACAGGCGACCACCGGCGACCAGTTGCAGTACCTCGCTGACGGAGACCTGCTGACGGCCATCGAGAACAAGCGCACTGAGGTGATGGAATATCTCCGGCTGGATGACATCCAAGTCGAGATGACTCCTTCCATGCCGCAGGATATTGCGCAGGCTCTTGAGCGCCTTGGTGGCCAGAAGTCCATGAGCCTGAAACGCTACCTCATGGAATTCGACGGCTTCACTGAGGAGCAAGCCGAGGAGGAAATTCAGCGCATCATGGACGAGGACCGTGAGGTGATGGCTCAGGGCATCAGCGATTCATCCGTCATGCTCAACCCGCGTGGTGGGTTGCAGCAGGCCATCCTCGACTTCGGTCAGACCGATCACCAGCATGAAGTGTTGCTGGACGCAGAGGGCAACGGAATTTCCGAGCGTGCTCCTGATGGCCACAACCACCGGGTACTCAACGGGCAGGCGCTCATGGAAATGGGCCACACTCACCCTGTGGTTTTCCAGCAGGAGCAGAACACACAGCCTGAGCCGATGATGGCCGGGGCTGGCATGGCACCAAGCAATCAGAACGTCGGAGCCGCAGGAATGAGCCCCGGCGCACCCAGCCAGACTAACCTACAGAGCACAGCGATAGCTGCTGGCACGACTCCTCAACCCGTTGGTGGGTTCAGGTAGGGTGTCAACTCGTAGATACAGCAGGAACGCACACGGAGAGTAGAACATGGCCTTTGACCTGACACTTGCACGCGGTGGATTCGGCGAGCCCTGCGACAGCCCTGTGGCTGACTACCGCCAGTTTTACCAGATGTACGTGTCCGTGGATGCACGGTCCAACCCGGCTACGCAGACGAACTGGTTGAATGCGCTGGGTGCTATCTTCGGCACCACCATCGACACCTACGCACACTGGTCGAAGATGGACAAGCACGCTCGTCGGCGTGTGCTGGAATACGCTCGCTGCCAGATCGAGGTGAACGTGTGGTCGTTCATGGCCCTCGGTCCTCGCCCGCCTGAGCAGTTCCTGATCGACTCACACCAGAGCGGGAATTTCCTGCGCAAGCCTCAGCGTGAGGTGGACGCCATCATCATGCGCTCCGAGTTCAACCACATCACTGAGCGCGGGGATGACCCGGCGCTGGCTGCCATCGCACTCACAGCCCTTGGCCTGCCCAGCACTCCGCTGGCGCTATTCAAGGATTGGGATGCGACCACGGCTCGTGCTGTGCTGAGTTTCCTGCGCATCTACGGCTCGGCCTACGAGAGCATCGTCAACGCCGACGACAACGAACTGGATTATCAGGACGTTGCCACGGGCGCACGCTTCTCCGCAGCCAGCCGCCATGACGCGACCTTCATGGACTTCATGGAATTTCACTCATGGCTGGCAGAGGCGACCTTCTGGCACGTCTCGCCCACCGACCTGTTTGACGAGATCACGCAGACGGAAGTCGGCGTGGATGCGCTGGACGCCACGCAGGCAGAGGCGCTGGAATTGTTCAGCCTGCTTCGCGGCGTAGGTCAGGTTGCTGGCAAGCAGCGTCACATGGACATGCCCAAGGCGATTTACTTCGCCCAGCTTTCCGCCTACGGCTACCTGCCGTCGATGGACGTCCTGCTGTTCGGCCTGACGGAAAACATCGCTCTGCGCGATCTGGACGGCAACGTCATCGCCGGTCGCGTCTACATGCGAGCGCAGGCACCGATCAACGGCTCACACCCGCAGCGCGACACATGGGTGAACACCGGCGCACAGGTCTTCGAGATGGTGGTCGAGGTGCCTGCCGGGCAGACGCCGGATCACATCGAAGCTGTGGTGGACGTGCTCCAGCCGAGCGCAGGCACACGCTGGTTCAATTTCAGCGGGCCAGCCGCCGTGGACGCCGACACATTCACCATGACGCCTGTGGTGGACGTTGCAGGAAAAACCCGCTGGACAATCGACGCCACCAAGGCAGCGAAGTGGGCCGCTGGTGAAAACATCATCGGTGAGTTCGTGCTCGCGCAGGGACCGCACCTCAAGATGTCTCCTGCCAACGGCATCCCCGTGGAGAACGTCAGCCTGCTGGTAGAGGACGGCGCGTCCGACGAATCCGCTCTCTACAGCGTGGTGCCGAGCCGCGTGCTGACCGGGCTGGAAATGCCGCCCACACGCACGCCTGTCTTCGCGCAGCGAGCGTCAGGTACACTCGACAACCTGTAGCCGGGTAGCTTGAGACCGGGGGCTTCGGCCCCCGGAGTTGTACTGAGGGAAATTCATGCCGCTGCAATCTGGTAAATCCAAAGAGGCCATCAAGAACAACATCAGGAAACTGATGCACGAGGGCTACCCGCAGAAGCAAGCGATAGCCATAGCTTTCAGCAACGCGGGGTTATCCCGCAAGAAGGACGGCAAGAAGAAGAAGGACTGACATGCTCTACATCTTGATGATCCTACTTGAGACAGAAGCCTACTCCGGCCCGTGGGGTGAACTCACCGTGGGCGGTATTCTCATGGCTGGTCTGGTCGTGGTGTGGCGGGTGAACACCAAGATGGCCGAGCAGAATGAGAAGCTCCATGTCCGCATTGCGGAAATTCAGGAGGAGCGAGCCAAGGCTGCTGTGGTAGAAACCAAAGCCATAACTGAGGCGCTCAATGCCAGCACCGAGGCCATGAAGTCTATGACCTCTGCTGTGAAGAATAACAACGCCCTGTTGGAAAGGCTCATCAATGCGCAAAACAACGCTGCTTGACCGGGTAGTGAAGTTTGTGACGGGCCGGACACCCGGACTGGCCAAGGAAAATGAGGCAACGTGCAAACGCTCCTCTGACCAGATTGACGCGTCCGGCAAGGAACGATATAGCGCCAGCGTGAATTTCCGCAAGGCGCAGCACGAGTTGAAGGACGAGATCGACAAGAACGTGACGTTGAACGAGAGCGTGTTCATCAAGCCGCAGAAGGCGTAGTACATGGCCATGACGCCACAGGAGAGGAAGGAAGCTGCGCGGATCGAAGATGATCTGCGCAGTATGGCGTTGAGGATCAACGAGACCAAGCAGAAGATCGACGTAGCAGAGCAGGAAATTCGTGACTTGCAGAAGGCGATGAAGCCGAAGCAGGTGGCAGTACGACGCAGGCGGTTACAGGTGCTGTACGAGCGCCTGTCTGAAAAGAGCGTTACGAAGGCATCGACATCAGCGGCTCTTTCGGCAGCAGGCATGTCGAGTGTGGCATCAGAAATTGACGCGCTTGAGCGAGAGGTAGAATTGCTTGAGCGCATGAACACTAAGGAAATTCCCGGCAAGGTGCAGACCAAGCGAGCGCAGATACGTCTGGAAAAGCAGGTGCTGGAGCGGCTCTACTCGAAGATCAGGGAAAAGAGCAAACGCCTAGACCGGATCAAGCTGAAATTAGGAACAGAGGACTAACCATGAGCGCAGCATCTGAACTACGCGACGTACAGCGCAAACGCAGCGGGCTCAAGAAGCTGATCGCCGGGCACGTCCGTCTGGATAACCAAGGTCAGGCTGCTGAACTGGAGAAGGAATTCAACAAGCTCACCAATAAGATGCGTGAGCTTGAGCAGCAACTGCTTGAGGAGGAGCGCGAGGCAAAGGAGACAGCAGCACGCGTTGCCAAGGAAGCGGAAAAGAAAAAGAAGGACAAGAAGGCAGCCAACAATGAGTACGAGCGCCTGATGTCCAACGTCAAGGATGTCGAGGGCGCACTGTCTGACGTCCGCAAGGCCCTCTCCCGTGAGAAGGACGACAAGAAGAAGTCCAAGCTCTATCAGGAAGAAGGCAAGCTCAAGAAGCTGTGGTCCCGGCTGGTCATGGAGGCCAAGCACGCGAGGGACGGGAAATAATTCCTCGACACCTTTCAGCCTAAAGCTACCATCTCCGTGTTGCCCTGACGGCTCAGGGGGAAATTACCGGAGATGAAGATGAAACGCACCACACTGTTCCTGCTCCTCGTGTTCACAGCCTGCCTCGCGGTGGGCTGCTCGAACATTCAGGTCCAGCAGGACGTTGCCGAGCAGAACGAAGTCAACGTCAACCAAGCGGCGGAAGACGTCGTGACGATGGCCGACCTGCTCGACCGCGCTGCCAAGGGCGACGAAACTTGGAAGGAGGAATGGGACGATCCGAACACGACCGACCCGGACCTCAAGGGAGCTATTCGCGGCTCCATCACGGCGAACATCGCTGGATGGAAAAAGACCGCGAAGGAAATTGTGGAGATCGCCAAACTCAGTGAGTAGCTGAGTAGCGACCACAGCGATTCTGAGGGAGAACCCAGATGCCAGAGGACACGCCCAATGCAGAACAGCCAGAAGTCGCCGGAGCAGGAGGTGCGGGAGACGGTGAAGGAAGTCCGCCGCATCCAACAGAGCAGCCTGCCGGAGAGCAGCCTGCGCCTGACGCCGGAACAGGAAGCCCTGATTCGGGAGCAGATGGAGCAACCGACTCCGCAGCACCAGCCGGGGAGAGTGAACCCGGAGGCGTTGCCGGAGGAGGAACAGGAGGCGAGAGCCAGCCTGAACCGACGCCAGCGGAAGGCAGCGGACAAGAAGTTCCTGAAATCGCGGGGAGTGAAGAAACCCCGACTGCGGAAACTCCTGCGCCGGAATCCGCCCCGGTAGTTCCGCCGCCTCCACCGGCGACACCGCCCGTAGCAGCAGTGCCGACCGTGCCGATGGCGTCTGACGATCCGCGTAAGATGACCATGTTGGGTGCCGGACCCACGACACCTGATACACCACCGACCGAGGCACCATCCGACCCTACCACGCCGCCATCGTCCGACGTGCAGCCAGCGGTGGGGCTGCCTACCGAGAACGAGAGCGACGAGAGCGATTCCGATGGTTTGAGTGACGAGGAAAAAAGCATCGGAGAAGAACTCACCGAACTCGGTGGCGAGGCGCTGGACAAGGCGAAGGAAATTGGGCGTGCCACGCTCAAGTCCGCGCTGAACGAGTCACGCGATTTCATCAAGACCGTGCTGAACAACAAGGACATGACCGAGGCGGAGAAGCACGAAGTCGCCCGGCTGTATCGCGCTGCCGAGAAGCACGCCCTGATGGGCAAGGTGGCCACAGCACACGCGATGGGCAAGCGTCTCGACAACTTCGTCAAGAGCAGCAGCAAGGTGCTCAAGAGCCAGAAGGCGCGGGCCTCACAGAATTATCTGACGGGCCTGCTCAAGCTCGCAACCGGCGCTGTGAGCACGTTCTTCGGTGCATTCGGCACCCCGCTGGTGGACAAGCTCACCGATATTGGCTTGAAAGCCACGGACGAGTTTTTACAGTAAGGGCACGGACAGGAAAGTGATGGGTTCGCTCCCTGCTTCCTCATGGCTAAGGACGGCTGCTCTCGGGCAGCCGTCTTTGCGTAGATAAGCCAAGGAGGCTTTACATGGACAAGCTCATCGAATTGGTTCCTGAGCGCCTGCGCTCACGCAAGCTGGCACTGACGTCGGTGCTGATGTACGTGCTCTCGCAACTACAGTCGTTCGGCATCGAGATTCCTGCGGAGACGCAGGCGTACTTGATCGCCGGTGCCGGTGGGCTCTACGTCACCGTGCAGGGTGTGCAGGACACGATTGAGAAGGCCATCAAGGCGTGGAAGGGCACGCCGACCGAGCCAATCGTAGATACACCGGAAGGGTAGCCACGGCACTGCACTTCCAATCTCCTGATGACCCCGTTGGGAGTCGGTCCCCAGCGGGGTCTTCTTCTGTCTAGGGAGCAGATGATGAAACGACTGGCACTGTTGCTCCTGCTGTTCCTCGCGGGATGCACGATACCTCTTTACGAGTCAAGAGACCGCGTGGGCATTGACTTGTGGGGCTCGCCCACCGTCACTGAGGACAGCTACGAATTCCAGATGAAATTCGACTCGCCTACTGATGATCCTTACCTCATCCAGTGGATCGACGTAGGTCCGTACCACGGGGTGGAAGCATTCCGTGTGGTCGAGCCCTACAAGAGTCAGGTGGACACGCACTCAGTCAGCGAGACCAATTTCCAGCACAGGCGCATCACCATCGCGCCGGGTGACATCGAAGGCGCTGATGAGACCTTCTGGGGGTTCTCCATGCTGCCCTCGCAGTGGCCTGACAACTTCAACGCGACCTACCGAGCCAACCACAACATTCAGGGCAGGGTCGTCTACCGCAAGCCTGAGCATGAGACTGTCTACTACCTGCACTTCGAGAACGGCGTCCTGACGTGGTGGATAGAAGGCCACGAGGATGAAAAGCGGGAGTGGCGGGCAGAGGGAAAGTAGGCTAATCTTTCCGCATGGCACGCACGACAAGCACATCATTCAGCATCAACGACGCAGGCACGTTCTTTGCCAACAAGTCGCTGCTGCTCGATCTCCAGAAGTTCCAGCAGGAGGTTGAGGAAGACCCCAACAAGTACAACCGGGGCGTACTGCTTGGATTCCAGACACAGTTCGACATCTATGGCACCGGGGAGTTCGACCGGATGTACGCGGCGATGGTGCAGCGGGACTTCGGTGACACGCTGGACGGCAGGCAGGAAAGAATGCTGGCAGCCATGCTGGACCGCCATAAGGGCCTCTGGACGCAGGCGATCACGAAAGCCTTTTCTGTGGCCGCCAACAGCGTAGAAGGCAGGACACAGTTCGGTCAGCCGACCATCCTCCAGCGCATTGTCAATTTCTTCACTCAAGAAGACCGACAGCAATCATCGCTGGGCTTCTTCGTGGATGAGCATGATCGTGTGTTCAGCACACGGAAGCTGGCTACTGCCGCAGCCGAGGAAACGACGATCACGGTGAAAATGTCCGCACTGGATTGGGTGCTCGACGCCAAGGTGATGATAATTGAGGTGCCGGGCGAGCCGGACAAGTACGTCACTCCGCGTCAGTTGATTCGGCTGGTGGACACAGGCCAGTACCCAGAGAACGACGTGCAGAATCACGTGAACAGAACTGCACGCGCCAACTTGAATTTCCCCATTATCATCAGCAAGTGGGGGACTGTAGACGCGACTGTTGTGGATGGAATTCACCGCATACTCAAAGCCCACCTTCTCGGACGGCGTACCATCAAGGCGCAGGTCTTGCGCGGGGGCGTACCGGAGTCTGCTACAGCAGTGCGATTCAAGATACCCACCGAGGCACAGATGAAGCCGCAGCTACTCGGTGTTGCTCGCGCAGCCACACAGGGGAGCAGTAAACGTATCTTCAAACAGCGGTTGGCACCCTTCGTCCAGATGCTTTACAAGACGATGGGCATGAATTTCCGCAGGGACTTCGAGATCATGGTGGCCCGGTTTGCTGTCAGCCAGAAGGGCGGCGAACAGCTATTCCTCATCAACAGCCACGTCTCGCAGGTTAGCAGCAAGACATGCAGATTATGCGCAGGGAGGGTTTTCACCCGTGAATCTCTACGCTATGCTGCGCAGGAGTTGTCACCGAATCTTTTCCACCCGAACTGTGTTCACTACGTCGTCAGGTCTTTTCAGGAAACGACCGAGACCTACGACGGCAAGCAGGGCGCGGTTGTCACGATGCAGGAGATCGGCAGGTGGATTTCATCCGGCAGGACGAAGAAGGCAAAGCGTCAGGCCCCGGTAAGCATAAACGTCTAAGGAGATTGGATCATGGCAGGAGCAGCGCAACAGCCGCAAGGCCAGCCGGTGGCGACCGACCCCACCAAGGCACAGGACGGCCAGATTTTCAAAGGTGGTGATGTCAAGGGCGAGGGCTACGACGACTTCGACAAAGCCCGCGAGGGCATGAACCAGAAGCTGCGTCAGAAGCAGGAAGCAGACGCCGCTGCTGAACAGGCCAAGATCGCGGAGGGCCAGACAAAGGCCAAGATCGAGGGCAAGGCCGCAGCCATCGTCGAAGGCATCGACATCAACGCCATCGCTGATGAGGTGGATGCTGATTTCAAGATGGCGGAAAAGATTCGCGCCTTCCGCAAGCTGTCGCCGGAAAATGAGCAGAAGCTCGCGGCCATTTCCAAAAGTGTCCAGCAGCGCCGACAGGAGCGCATTGACAAGTTGCTCAACGACCCTGATATGAACAGCGATCTTGACAATGCGCTGGACGCCGCTGGTGCCCAACCGCCGACGCAGCCGCAGAAGCCTGCTGGTCAGCAGGAGCCTGCCGGGCAACAGGCACCGGCAGAAGGTACGCCACAGGCACAGCCCGGCCAGCAGCCCCCGGTACAGCAGCCCGATCAGCAACTGGACATCAACCAGTTGTTGGACAGCAAGTTGGCCGGTGTGCGCAAGGAACTGGAAGACAAGATCAAGAAGACGAACAACGAGCTTGAGCAGGAGCGCATCCGCCGCCAAGAAGCTGAAAACAAGATGAAGGAAATGAAGCAGGCGGAAGAAAATCGTGTCCAGCAGGAAGTACGCACGAATTTCAACAGCAATGCTGGCAAGCTGGGTATCCCCGAAGACCTGCTTGACGTAGCCTTTGGCAAGGCACGCGACATTGTGAACGCCAACCAGCGCCAGATGTCGTGGGACGACATTTTCGCTGCCATGAAGACGCAATTCCCGTCGCTTTTTCGCGGCAAGCAGGCCACGGCCCCAGCCGAGGGCGGTGGAAACGCTGGCGCAGACGCTGGCGAGGCGGCGAAGAAAGTCACTGTGAAGGCCGGAACCGGCACCGGCGCAGGTGGAGCAGGCCCCAAAAATCCGCCCCCGGCAGCAGGCGGAAAGAAGGAGCATGATTCCTTCGACGAAGCCAAGAAAGCCCTGAGCAAGCGGGCGGAGCAGATGGCAGCAGGTGGTGGGGGATAATTTCGGCCTGACACCCATCGAATAAATTCCAGCGGTATTTCTCCCACAGGGGTTGAAATACCGCTGGTTTCTTTTCCATGCTCAGGGGGCACCGCAGTAACCCCGCTCTGTGCGGGAAATTGTTTTCGGACTAGGAGTAACACATGCCCGGCGTAGCAGGCTTCAATTTCGCTGACGCCGCCGTCATGGTGAAAGAGGAGTTCGAGTCCACGTTCTACCGGACTTTCGTCCGCAACAACGTGTTCATGGAACTGCTCAACCCCACTCGTGAGGAGTACGTCGAAAAGGACATCCGCTGGAAGCTCTACTACAGCGGAAACCCTGCGGCGGGCTCGTACAGCGAGGACGGCGACATTGGCATCAACCGCACCGACCTTGGTGAGCGTTTCACCACGGCCCAGCTTGACTGGAAGCTGAACGGTGTGCCGATCAAAGTGAGCGGTCTGGCGCAGGCCATCACCCAGAGCCCCAAGGCGATCATCGACGCCGTGGGGGAAAACACCGAGCAGGCCCTCAAGCAGTTGCAGGCGAACATGAACCTGCAACTCCTGAGCGACGGCGCTGGCAACCTGAACGGCGTCAACCCGGCCCTCAACGCCGGTCTTGACATCACCGGAATTCAGGCGGCCATCGACGACGGTGGTGACGTAGCGATCTACGGTGGCATCGACCGCACCGTGGACGTCTACTGGCAGAGCTTCGTGCTCCGCAATCCACTGGCCCCCGGCACCCCGCGCCCGCTGACCGAAGCACTGATGCACCAAGTGATGAACGAGCTTCGTCAGGTGCGTCAGGGCCGCGTCACGCACATCCTGTGCAGCCCGAACGTCTTCACGCAGTACGGTCTCCTGCTTCAAGGCGACCGTCGCTACCCGCTTACGGGCGGTGGCGCGAACCGCTATGTCGGCGGTTTCGAGGCGTTGAAGTTCGACGACGTTGCACTGGTGAGCGTTCCTCTCTACGAGGAAGGCCGCATGGACTTCGTGGACATGGACCTGTTGAAGTACAAGATTCTCTTGGACTTCACCATTTCCCCGCGTGACGCAGGCATCCGCGATGCCAACGTCATGCACGCGAAGACCTACAGCCAGTTCCAGTGCAAGAACAGCTTCGTCATGGGAAGCATCCGCGACCTGATCGTCTAGTAGAGCAGGCGGTCTGACAAGCTAGGAAAAGAGGGCCGTCCTTCGGGGCGGCCCTTGCATTATTTATGATGCAAACCACAATGAGGGCCTTGGTTTGAATTTCTCACAGGAGATGGAAAATGTCAGGACCGACGTCTGGACTCCCTGCTGGTTATCCTGCACCGCCCGCTGCGCCGACAGGGCTGGTTCCGCAGGGACAAGCAGGACCGTATCAGTACGGGAGAAATCGTGGCCAGAACCGGCCCGACATGAACCCGCTCAACAGCCGACCGGCGATGCTGGTGAAAAACAGCGCCCGCAAACGCCTAAACGAGTACCTTCGGGACCAAGGGCTCCAGCCCTTCGCAGAGCACGAGGAAATTCCCGGCCTGTTTATCCTGATCGAACTCATGCACATGACCGTGGAGCCACTGCGCACAGACGCCAACCGCGCCTTCCGCGACATGCCCGTCAAGCTGTCCACCAGCCAGACTGTCCGCACAGTCTGGCGTCGTCTTCCCTACGAGGCCGTGCCCTACGAGGCCCGCACATTCCCGCTGCACGTCGCCCGGATGATGCTCCAGCAGATCGAGAATTACAGCTACACGATCTACCCGGAACTCGTTCAGCAGGGCAACTTGCAGGTCTGGCAGGCGCGTCCACTGATGCAGGGTGAAGGCGTGCAGATCGCGCCGGTGCGCTGGCGTGCGCCGACCCAGCAGGAATTGAACGCCATGAACGCGATGGCGAATCGCCTCAGCCAGTCAGACGGCATTGCCAGTCGTCGTCCGGGCGGAGGTGGTGGCCTGATGGTGTCGCTCAACCCTGAGAAGGACAGACGGGTGATGGACGCCACGCAGACAGCAGAGGCGAAGGGAAATCCCGATGTCCACACATTCCAGCAGCCACAGGCACCGCAAGGAGCCCCGGCACCGACGCCGGAATATCCGCAGCCGCAGTCAGCACCACCGTCCGCTCCACCGGCGTCGAGCCAGCAGTACGCCCAGACACCACAGGGACAGCAGGTGCAGCAGGGCCTGCCTCCGCAGCCAGCGCCGCAGATGCAGGTTGACCCGCAGGCGTCACCGCAGCAGGCAGGGCAGAGCACCAGCATGAAGTCCGATCTGCATGAGCCTGTGAACGCGACCAACGAGATACCTGAGACAGTCCGCCGCAACACCGCTGCCAGCAATGAAGCGACAGCGGAGGAAAATCAGGAAGCTCTGGCGGCGGGCCACCGGGAAATCCCCGAGGATGCACCGCCACCGGCGACCAGCAAGGCGCACGTTCCACCGCCGCCAACGACACAGGCGCAAAACCCCGGCAACGTACCACCTCCGCCTCCGCCACCGACTCGCTAGAAAAGACACCGGCCAGCTTCGCGCTGGCCGGTTCTCTTTGTAGGATGCACGCATGGGTGACGGCAGCATTTCCATCAACGTGACGAAGAAATTTCCTCTCAGGGCGCTGAGGAAGGGGTTCGCTGCTGCCACTGAGTACGCTCTCAAGCGAGTGGCCGACCGGCTGTTGTCAGACTCACGTCAGTTCGTCCCTGTGCTCACCGGCGCGTTGAAGGACAGCGGCTTCGTGGAAGTGATGCCCACGGTCGATCAGGCGTTCGCTATGGTGAAGGTGATCTACCCACTGGACTACGCTGAGACACAGCACGAGGATGAGTACCGGCACCCATCCCTTGGATTCAGGGGCGCAGCCAAGTACCTACAGAAACCACTAGACCTCTACACTGACTTTTACTTTGAGCTTTTCGCCTTTGAATTCGATGAGTACGTTGAAAGGAACGGCCTCTCGTAGATAAGGGAAGGAGACGACCATGCCTGACAAGGTTCTTGAGCACATCTGCTTCGGGGGCACCATTGAAGGTGGCCCGTTTGACCAACACCGACTCCGCGTGAGCGCCAATCGTGAGGGCCGCAAGTACGTCCCCAGCGTCACTGTCATGGGGCCTGACGGAATGTATCTACCGGCGAATCCGCTGGAAATTCCATCAGCGATCCTGCGCACCAGCAAGGAGAGCCCGGCTGCCGCGCTGGACGTAGCATTCAAGGCGCTCTACTTCTACCTGAACAACGAAGTCGCTGCTGCCCGCCTCAGTGAAGTGCAGGAGGAGTCCAAGCACTGGATTTACCTCGACGAGATGGGCAAGCGCGATTACACGGCCATGCCTGACTACGACACCGAGGAGTACAAAACCTTCCAAGAGGAGGAATTCAACTACACGCCGCCCAACAGCGAAGCCGTGGTTGAAGCAGGGCTGATGACCATTGGCTCCAGCGCCAGCGTTGAGTCTGACGACGGTGTTGACGGCGATGCCGCTGATGTCGGCGGCCAGAGCAAAGGCACGGGGGAGGGAGGTGTTGGTGCTGCCCCCGGCTCCGAGTCGTCTGTAGATGGCAACATGGCCGCAGACGAGGGCCTCCAGAATTTCCTCAAGAGCAATTCCGGCCTCAACCCGGAACTGTCCAGCACGCAGGGAGTAGGCACCGGCGAGAAGGGCTAAACCATGCCAGAGACAGTCACGTTCGAGGACAAGGTGATCGACCCGACCACGCTACTCGGCGTGCCGGTGACTGCGTTGACGCTGGAGATCAGGAACCGCAACAAGGCCCTGCAAGAAACACTGGTCTTTCCTGCGGGAATTTCCGAGATCATCGGTGCCGGTCCTGACTACAGCTACAAGGTCACGGACTTCGACATCAGCGATCAGGAGAAATTCCCCGGCACGTTCATCTGCGTGCGGTGGTTCGCCACTACAGCAGCCGGTGTCGTGCGCCCGTGGGATCAGGTCGTGTCCATCACCGGCGCGGCGTCACCCACGATCCCTGCCAACCGTGAGCCCTACATCGACATCACCGAGGCGGAGGAATTTTTCCAGACCCGACTCGACTACGTGGATTGGGACCGCTTCGACGCCATCACTCAGTTGCGGGCACTCGTCTCCGCCAGCGACTGTCTTGACGGTGAGCGGTACAAGGGTCTGAAAATCCGTTTCTTCGAGACGGACACCACGCGCCAGTGGCCCCGCACGATGCCGTTTGAGGAAGCGATGGCCAGCTTCTTCCTTGGCATCGACCGCATCCCCACGCGCATCCGCTGGGCGACTGCTGTGCAGGCTTTGTACCTGCTCAAGCAGATCGAGCGCGGGCACGATTGGGAGGCACGCCGCGACATGCAGTTGAAGGGCCTGACCGGCATCACCCGTGGCGATAACAGTGAGCAGTGGTCACTGGAGTTCGCCACGCGCCGGTCGATCTGCGAGGAAGCCTACGAACTGATCCATCCGTTCTTGGCTCAGAGCATCGACAGCATGAACGCGTATTAGGAGCAGGCGTGGGCATCGAGAGCAAACTACAGGGGTTCGAGCGTGACGCGGAACGCGGCGAGAAGCTGCGTGAGGAAATTGGCAAGAAGCTCGGCCTCCTCAACCGCGATCTCATGCGGGACATCTCCGAGATGGTCCGTGTGATGTTCCGCTCTGACAAGGAGTTTGAGCGTGCCCTGAAACAGCGCCTTGATGCAGCCGCTACCAGCAAGAAGGAATTCATCCTCACGCAGAGCGGTCAGAAGTTCAAGGTCAGCGACATCGACCCCAAGCGCGTGATCGCCCAGCGCGAACTCACCGGCTTCGAGGAGGAAAAGCTCAAGAAAATCAAAGAGACCATCGGTGAGGTAGAGACCGCTGCCAAGGCCGCCATCGGTGCCGTGCGTCGGGAGCGTGTGCTGCTGAACGAGTTCTCCAAGGACGCCCGGTCTATCGCCAGCGATCTGCGCCGGGAACTCCGCGACAGTGACGACAAGAGCAAGCTCGAAAGCCAGATCAACGATTTCGAGAGTAAGGCCGGAAGAATTTCCTCCGCTGAGTCCGATCTGGAAGGAATGCAGCGTGAGGCGCTCAAGGTGATGCAGACGGCCAAGTCAGCACAGTCTGTGATCTCCGGTGTGAGCAGCCGGACAGACCTTGAGGAAATTCTTGTGGGCGCAGCAGGTGGCTTTGGCATCACAGCCGCCGTGGCCGCGCTAGTGGGATCAATGGGCGCTGCCGGTATTCTGGCGATGCCTGCTCTGATAGCATTCGCCCTGTCACGTATCGTGAAGCTGGTGAAAGACGTGGCAGGGGACGACTGATGTTCTACTATCCGCACATGATTGTCGCGCTCATCAAGCGAGACGCACGCCCCAAGTCCATCTACGAGGGGCTGTGTGAAAACGACTTCATCAAGTGCCGCATCCCGTGCTCGTGGGACACCAAGCGCCAGTGGATCGGCCCGAGGGAAAAGCGCGTCGAGATCGAGGGCACGCTTTCGGTCAAGCTGAACAAGACGACAGAGCGGTACATCGCTGTCGTAGGAAATGCTGTGATTCTGCGGCACATCCCCAGCGTTATCTGGGTGATCGAGCAGGTGAACCACAATGACGGCGTGTTCATCAGCGACGGCACATTCGACCTGTTGTTGAGCCGCCACGGGGTTGAAGTACCGCCCACAGGCGATCTGCGGAAATACTTGGACGAGTTCTAATGCCTGACTTTGACGACCTGTTCGTAGTGATCGAGGAAGGCGAGGACACCATTGAGGTGCGCCAGCGTGCCCCGGTCCAAGGCATGGACCCGGCTGCCATCACACGCCACAGGGTCTACCCAAGGAAATTCCGCATCAGGGCTACCATCGCTCAGGCGCTGGCCGTCTACATGGAATCCATCCAATTTCCAGTGGACATTCCGCTGGCACCGGGTGTCGCCGCAGCCCTCCCTGCTGGCTCGATCCCGATACCCTCAACGGAAATTCACGACTTCATCCCAGCAAAAATGTTTGAAAATCTGTTCTGGGGCTTGACTTCGGATGACCTTTTCCAAGACCGTAAGTACGAGGGCAGTTTGGTAGGGTTCCTGTCGGATGCAGGATCGTTCAACCTGAGAGGGAGGCAAGGTGCCAACCAACAGGTCACGACAGTCGAAGTCGTAGTTGAGTCTTCGCCTGCCCGGACAGCCCTCGATACGGCTATGCGCTTGTGGTCGATGTTCTTGGAGCCGATTGGTTTCACAGTAGAGTCCGAGTTGCTGGATACACAAACTGGTCAACGGCTGAAAGTCCGACAGCCAGACCTCGCGGTGCAGCGAGTGGAACCAGCAAACGAACCACGGATACTCGAACGTGTGGGAGCAGGACGCGTCAAGGCAGCTTTCAGGCTCATAGTCAAGTACACACGGTTTATTTAGGGAGCACTCATGCCACAGATCGGTCGTTCGGTGGTGAGCCCTTTCAACCCGCAGAACCTCGTGCTGCCGTCACGAATTTCTGTGTGGTTCGCGCCTTTCGACGCGCAGGGCCGCCAGTCCGACTACTTCGAGCTTGGCGATGTCTCGGACATTGAAATCAACATCGCTGAAACCTTTGCTGAAAAGAAGTCAGCGCGACAGGGCACCTTCCAGACCATCAAGCGCCTCATCAACGACCTCGTTGGCGAGATCACGATGAACCTCTCGGAAGTCGTCGGTCGCAACCTCGAACTTCTTTTCCGCCCAGCCCAAGTCCTCCTCCGCGACGGCGTAGCAAACGCTCTCAGTGTGTGGCACGAGAGCACTCGTCCTCGCCTGACCGGAACCACACCGTCCGACGTAGCACCCGGCATCGCGCAGGAGCGCGTTGACGGCGGCGCGTTGAACGAGCAGGACTTGACCATCCTGAGCGTCACGAACCTCGCGGGCAACGTCCAGTACATTTCCGGCACGGACTACACGTTCGTGCAGGCAGTGACTGGCGTGTTCGACTCGGCCACGCTGACGTTCGCCACGTTCACCACGGCAGTCGGTGACGAAATCATCCTCACCGAAGACGACGGCACCATCACGACTCTGACGGCAGGTACGGAGTTCGAGGATGGCGCAACCGCAGGTTCAGTAGGTGCTCTGGCGGCGGGAGTGGCGGAAGCCATCAACGCTTACAGCAGCAGCTACCACGCCACGGCGGCTGCTGGCGTCGTCACGATCAACCACAACAGCCTCAGTGCGGCGGCCCCGGCTGCCATCACTGTGACTGGCGCGGCCCTGATCGTGGACGTCGGTGCAGGCCCGTTTGCCTTCGCTGGCTTCGTCGCCACGGTCCCGGCCACCATCGCACGCATCAGCACCGGAGCCATTCCGAACGGTGCCGAAGTGAAGGTGACGTTCACCTTCGAGCGTGCAGCGGTCGAGTACCAGTTGCAGTCGGGGCAGGTCTTGGAGGGAGCGATGAAGCTCCAGATTCTCTCCACGTCCGGCCCGCAGGGGTTCTACGAGTTCTACCGCGTGAACCTCGAAATCGGCGGCAACATCACCGTCAACCCGCAGGAATTTATGATGGCCCCTCTCAAGGCCACCATTCTGACGGGCGGCGACGGACGCCGAGGCCGCTTCGTGCAGGCGTGCAACTTCGCTGACTTCTTCGTGCAGTCCAGCGTCACGACCTGCTCGGCAGTTGCGTAAGCAGCAGCCTTGCAGTAAAAATCCGACATGGATAGACTCAGCCCCGGTGCTCCTAGCCGGGGCTGTTTCTTTTTCAGCAGGAGGAAATTATGGCACGCAAGATCGACACTGCCGAGACGCGGGAAATCACCCTACGAGGTGGCACCGTGCTCGTCGTGCAGGAGTTCGCGTCCTTTGGCTTCATGCAGGCCGTGGGCTCGATCAGGAAAATCGTCACCAGAATCCGTGAGTCCGGTGACTTGGAGGCCATGTTCCGTGGCCTCTGGGACGCGGCCCCAGATGAGGGCGGCGACCGCAAGGTGAACATCAACCAGCTTGTGGAATTGCTGGAGATGGTCATGGGGGCAATGGGCGATGACCCGGACCCGCTGTTCAAGATCATCGAACTCAGTGTGCGCGACGGCGACAAGAAATTCACCGCTGATGACGCGCACAACCTCATGGTTGAAGACGTCGTGGGCATCCTCAAGGCCATCTACGAGTTGAATTTCACCAAACTAAAAAAGGCTCTGACCAAGGCGGGGTTGGTCAAGGAGACCAGCGACGAAAATCCCTCGCCGAGTCCCTCGACCAGCTTGCCGACGACGCCGAGCGAGCCCTCGACGACGCCCGCAGCGAGCTAGATGCACGACGTGCAGAGCACCAGCTAATCGCTGCGGGTTTCGACCCGGAGTTCATTCGCTGGGGCTGCACGATCAAGGACTTCAAGGCGTACCTGCTGTCCGTGATGAAGGACCGGATGGAGCGGCAGCGGGAACAGAGCATGGCGCTTTCGCTGGCGGTGGCTTCCTTGTTCGACCCGAAGGTAGGCAAGGAAGCCTCCACAGCAATCCAGAAGGCCATCGAAGCTCTTGAAGACCAGCAAGAGGGGCTGTACGGATTACAGGAATTCGCCAGAACAGGAGAACGACCAGTCCGGCAGACCAAGCAGGAACGTCGGGCGCAGGAAAATCAGAAGGACGAGTCGGGGCTCACCAAGAAGCAGGTGGACACTTGGAAGGACGCAGGGAAAATCGACCTGCTGATGGCTAAGATGACCGGCAGGCCCACAGGGGCGCTCTGGTCGGGTGTCACTGACGGCAACCTCCAGATGAATGCTGACGGCCTGAATTCTATGGTCGAAGGCGTTACAGGAGCCCAGATCGTAAGTAAGATGCAGAACATCCACCAACGGATGAGAAGCAGCGTTAGGGCCGGACCACGGAAAAAGTAAATGGCGCTGTCAGTCGGTGAAGTAGCAGTCGATTTCGTCGCTAACCTCGACGACCTTTTCAAGAGCTTGGAGAAGCTCGGGGAAAAGTTGGACGAGGCTCTCAGCGGCAAGCAGGAGATCAAGGTCTCCTTCGATGAGCGCATTATTGCTCAGATCGACAAGATGGCCGATGGGGTTGAAAAGATTTCCAACCTCACTGAGCGCGTCCGCACCGTGGCAGAAGGCGTCTTCGATTCACTGGACGGTCGCATTGGCAACACCAGTGAGCAGATCGAGAAGTCATTCGGTGGCGCGGTCAAGAACATCGAAGGCCAGACAGACGACTTCATCACCACGTTCATCAACAAAGTCACCAAGGGGGTCTCGCGCCTGAGCCCCTTGGTGCTTGGACAGTTGTTCGGTGCCACGCTGCTGATCGAGCGGCTTGTCGCCGGTGGGTTCAAGCTCACATCCATCCTGCCGAAATTCCTTGTGTCTGGCACCGGCGCTGTCGGGATCATGCAGGGACTTGTGCAGGCAGTGAAGACATTGAATTTCCCGTTCCTGCTCGGCTTCCTTGTGGATGTGTCGCAGTCCCTGCTGTCGGTGACGACAGTGGTGGCGTTGTTGACTACAGGGCTCCGTGGATTGACAGGTCTGGCTTTGCGCTTCCTTGGCAAACGCCCAGAATCGCAGGTGCAGAAATTCGTCGTCCTGCTGGAAACTCTGAACGCCGGTCTGACGGACATGCTGGCCAAGACGCGCATCTTCATTGAGCGCATGTTCTTCATCACGTCCGGCCTGACGTCCATCGCAGGCTTGCTCACGATTCTCGGCACAGGCGTTACCGGCCTGACAGCCGTGGTCAGCCCGTTCCTCGCTGCGGTCTTCGTCGGAATTTCCGGCATCAGGCTGGCCGCTGCTCGTGTGTCGGACATGCTGCTGCGCTTCCGTGCCTCAGCCGGTGACGGTCGTGCCCAGACCACTTTGTTCCTGCGTGCGCTTCGTAGCCTGTTCCCGATCCTTGACGCCATCGCTCGCAACGCCAAGCCGATTGCGAAGATGATAAACGAGTTCGCAAAGGGCGGGTTCGCCAAGCGCATGAAGCAGGTGATCGGTGAATTCCAGAAGGCACTGAGCGGAATTTCCCGCATCGAAGACGCCATCAACCGTCTTGCTGCCACGATGGAGAAGACGTCGAAGCAGGTGATGAAGCAGATGGGCCAGTTCATCAGCAAGGCTGATGAGTTGTTCAAGAAAATTGGGCGTCAGGGTGCCCGTGATGCTCTCGCATCAATCGAGCGCGTCCGTTCGTCGGCCACCAGTGCGACGAAGGAAGTCCAGCAGAGCGTGGCCCAGATCGCGCCCGCAGCCGACAAGGCAGAGAAATCTGCAACGAGGCTGGGGGCGCGTCTCGTTGAGATGGGCAAGCGGACTCTCGGACTGATCGGACGCACTGGTGTTGCTGGCACCGGGTCGCTGCTCGGCCTCATGTTGTTCGGCACGTCCGGTAATATCGCACCGTTCCTCGCTCCTCTCGCACAATTCCGTGACCGGCTGCTTGGTGGATTTTCCGAAGTCAGCAAGGGCGCACGTCAGGTAGGCGACACAGTAGCTGAATCGTTCGGCTCTGGCGCGGCAGTAGAAGCTGCGACAGGCTTCCTTGACGCAATGTTCTCCACGCTGGGCGGGCTGCTCGACGTCGGCGTTGAACTCAGCAAGAAATTCTGGGGCGTCTTCGTTGACCCCGCGACACTAACCAGCGCATTCGCTTTTGCCGGTCAGACGGTCGCAGGATTGGCCCCGCTTCTAGCGACAGGGGCTGGTGCTGTCCTCACGCCCTTGGTGTTGCGCGGCGTAAAGAACCTGACTGTCGCCAGCGCCGGTGTGATTCGTGACGCTGCCTCGGGCGTCTGGCCGGTCGTCCGTAAGAGTCTTGTCGAGCCGGTGAAGGATTTCCTCCTTTTCCTGCCACGGCAGACCAAACGCTTCGCTACGCAGACCGTACCTGATATGGTCAACCGTCTCACTGCTCGTGTCTTCAAGGGCACGGTTGCTGTGGGAGAGCGCGTCAAGCAGTTCTTCGGCCTCGCTGAACTCACCGAAGAACAGGCGAATGAAAAAGCGATAGCGGCCATCCAAGAGCGCACCGCAGGGATGCGTGAGCAGCGTTCCGCTCTCAAGGAGCAACTCAACCTGCTCCAGCGCAGTAAGGACTTCGGTGAGGATGAAGTTGCCCGGCGTGCCAAGCTCAAGCAGGTCGAAGATCAGCTAACCACGGCACGGTCCAAGGCGGCGGAGCTTGAACGCAAACTCAAGGGCGATCTGACGGTTGACCCGGAAGGCGCGAAGAAAAAGCTCGCTGCTACACGTGAGGAAATAAAGCGACTGGCGCAGGAAGCCAGCACGCTCGACGCGCCGTTTACCGAAGTGCAACAGCGCATCATTGAGGCGGAGACACAACTTCGTTCTCTGACCGATGCGCTGTCCAAAGAACTGTCGCAGGAAGCCATCGAGAAGCTGACTGCGGACATCAAGGCGAACAGCAGGCCGATCCGCTCTGCCATTGCCAACGTCGGCATTGACGCAGGAAAATCATTCGCCTCCGGCATGAAGGCTGCAACATCGTTGGTCCGCGCTGTACTGGTGTCTCCATTCTCGTCTGCGGCCACCAAGCGCAACATTCAGGCAGCGGCCAGTAACTTGTCCAAGTCGTTCCGGTCGGCATTTTCCGCAGCCTTCCGCATCGGTGGTGGCATCCTCGGCCTGATCCCCGGCCTCAAGGGAATTGGTGAGCGGCTCAAGGCACGCGCTGGCACCACAGCCGGGCTCACTGCTGGTACGCCGGAAGAAGAAGCTGCCAAGCGCAAAGCGGCGGCTGACGTCAAGGCTGCCAAGGCACAGGACGAACTCACGCAGGTGCTGCGTGCGGAAAAGGTCGTAGCCGAAGCGGCTATCAGACAGAAGGAACTTGAGAAGGCTGCCAGCGAACTCCAGATCAACAACCAGATGCTCATGTCTGGTCAACTGGAGAAGACCGAAAACGTCATGCGGGAAATGACCGGCTCGTTCCTCGGGCTGGCGAATCTCGCCGGGCGGCTAGAGGAGACAACAAACGAAACTGCCACCAGTGCTCGTCTGTTGTCTAAAAATCTGCGGGCCGCTGATTTCCAGCCAGCGATTGATCTTGCCCGGCAGATCGACCAGTCGATGCCGTCGTTGCAGGACATGCGCTCACAATTCGAGCGGCTGGCCGATGCGGTTGGTATGGATGTAAAGACGCGGGAAGCGGCCCGCGCTCAACTGGATGCTGCCGAAGACAAGATCACTTCTGTATTGGGTGAGCGTGCAGAAGCCCTCGTCAAACTTACCGGCTCCGACAGCTTGCAGATTGAAGCTGCCCAGAAGGAATTGAAGGCGCTTGAAGCCAAGGCTGCCTCTGACTTGGGCACGGTGCAGGATCAGGAAGCTGTCGTCGCACAGCGCGTCAAAGTAGCCAAGATGGTACAGGCTGCTGAGACCAAGCTGATTCAGGAATTGAAAGACGCGGAAGAAGCAGTGAACGTCAACTCGGCGGCATTCGCCAAGTGGACGAAGGAAATTGATAAGCAGCAAGCGATCATCGACACGTCCGGTAAGTCTTCCAAGGCTGGTAAGGAGGCGCAGGAAAAACTTACGCGGGCGATGGAAAACCGCCAGAAGGTGGCGGCCACGGCAGAAAATGAACTCACCAAGCGTGTAGACGAAGTGCAGCAGGTGATGCTGGCTTCGCGGGCAGCGTTGAACAAGCTGCCGAATGCGGTGAAGGATTTTGCGGCCACGTTCAACCGGATCACTAATGTTGAGGGCGTGCAGACGCTGGCATCATTGGCTGCTCAGGAAGCCGCTGGTGAAGAACTACGTATCTTCACAGATCAGTATGCGAACTCTCTCAAGGAGCAGGCTGCGGAAATTGAATTGCAGCAGCAGGTGCTCAAGGAAGAAGAAGCTGCTGCCCGCGCTCTGTTGAAGGAAAAGCGTTCGTCCGCTGTGATCCAGAAGGAATTGGACGCTGCGCTCAAGCTGTCCACCATCCGCGAGGAACAACTTGCTGTGGCTGCCAAGGGCGCACAGCTTGCGATGGAAGACATCAAGGTCGCCGAGGAAGAAACAGCGGACGCGGCCACAAAGCATGAAAAAGCACTCCAGCAGGGAACATCAGCCACGAAGGAAATGTCCACGCAGGCGCTGCGAGTCGCCGGTGCGCTGGAGAAGGCCAAGCTCGCCATTGACGAGGGCGGCCAGTCCATGAAGGAACTGGCTGTCGCCGCTGATGAAACTGCGACAGGTACTGGTACAGCGAAGCCACCACGTTCAGGCGCACGCATTGGCCAAGGACAGACTGGTCAGCTTGCCGATCTGGCCGCTGTGCTGCTTTCCGGGGCGACAGCAAAAGACATCGAAAAGGCACCACTCACGCCGATCCGCGAGCGCATGAAGAATGCACCGGAAGTTCAGGCGATCCAAGCCTTGGTTGGAACTGAGGACGCTCTTGAGCGCGTGCTGGCCATCCTCAATCAGATCACGCAGCAGCCTGTTCAGCGCCTCAAGAAATTGAGCGACGGGTTCTCGAACTTGCTGACGTTGCTCAAGCGGTTGGAGGCGAGCCCCGAGCGGTTGGAGAAGTTCACCCAGCAGTTCTCTGGTGAGGTGATCGGCGATATGTCGCGCATGGTCGGCCTGATGGACAAGATGGTCGCCAATGTGAAAAAGCTCAAGGTGCCCGGTGGTGCGGGAGCCCGTGGGCAGTTGAAGGGTTTCGAGTCTTTTGCTTTGCGCACACAAGCGCAGCTTATGCAAAAGGCTATGGAAGGCGCTATTGATTGGTCTACGGTAATTGAACGCTGGATGGCAGCACTCCGAGCGGAATTTCCGAATGTCAAGATAGACTTGAGCGCGGGGCAGCAAGTATTAGCGACCGAACTTGAACTTGCTGCTAGAAATGCTCTCAAGCAGGTCATGGGGCGTCTGTCTGCTCGTGGTAATCAGGGCGAAAAACTGGTTGCCATGATTTTCGACGGTGCTCGTGCTGCAAAATCCAAAGCAGGCAAAGCTGGCGAAGAAGTAGCTGATGAATTCGCCGCCAATTTCCCGCAGTCGATGCCAAGGCGTGGTCCTCTGCGTGAAATGCTGACCAAGCTGCCGATGCTCGGCCAGATGATCGGGCAGCGTATGCTTGCTGGCATTGGTGTGCTCAAGGAGCTTACCAGCCAGTTCATGCGTCAGGGCTTCGAGGGGTTCCTGCCCGCTGCATTCAACATGGGTGCGAGCGTAGCTGAGAAGTTCTTTGGTGGCCTCGGCAGTGGGCTCAACAAGATTGGTGACGCGCTCCGCAAGATTCCGGTCATCGGCATCCTTGGTGAAATTCCTCTCAAGGTAGCAGGCTTCATCGCTAAGGGTCTCGGCGTCATCACCGCAGGCATCGCCAAGATGGCGGCGCAGGTCAGCGGTGCTGTCACCAACCTCGTCAAAGAGACGAGCACGAAATTGTTGAAGCTCGGTCTGGACGCTACCCGGCTGCGTCTCGATCCGAATAACCTCCAACGCTTCAATGAGGCGATGGGGATTCTCGGTGGGTCTGCATCTGATGCGGAGGCCGGGCTTCAACAGCTTACCCAGAGCATTGAGCAAGTGGCGCGTGGTTCCGCACCGGAACTGGAAGCGGCCTTTGCCGATGCTGGCCTGTCGATGCAGGACTTGAGCAAGCTCGGTTCTGACGAGATTTTCCTGCGCATCGCCAAGGCAGCCAACGAAGCAACCGGGGATATTCGCAAGCAGAGCGATCTCCTGCGCCTGATCGGTGCGGATTTCAGCAGCCTGCGTGGCGTGGTGCTCTCAGGTAGCGAAGCCATTGCTGACGCCTTCACCCGCGCCAACAAGAACCCGCCGATCAGCCAGAAGACGCTGGAGCTTGCCTCCAAGTTCACCGGCGTGATGTCGCAGATCGAACAGACCATCGAGCGCATCAAGATCATCGTGTTCGAGGAACTCGCGCCGGTACTCAACGACGCGCTGGAGACGTTCGGCAAGGACAGCCGCACGCAGATCGACTTCATTCTGGAGAACGTCCGCACAGCCGTCCGCATCGTCATCAACACGATCATGCTCGTGGCGGATTTCATCAACAAGCGGTACATCCAAGCAGGCAACGGCGCGGAGCAGTTGTTCGCGGACATTGTGGTGGCCGGACGCATCGCATGGAATGCTATCGGCGATCTGCTCGGCATTGCGATGGAGCATGGCGTGCGTCTGGCTGGCGCTGTCCTCGATGCAGCGTGGAATTCACTTGAAGGAAAAAGCAAGAGCAAGCTGTTTGGGGTGTTAGTTTGGTTTGGTGGTTTGCTAGGAAAAGCAGGCGCGTCCATCATTGCTTTGGTAGGTGCTACTTTTGAAAGTGCTCTTGTCGTAGGCGGAAATTGGGTCGATGAAGTCAAGATCATTGCCTTGAAATTAGGGGCATGGCTGTTGGAGCAGTCCGAAGGGCTCATCAATAAAATCGGCGGTGGTGTCTTCGACGTCATCAATGCAGTTCGTGCGTTCTTCGGCGAAGAAGCCCTCGATATACCGGGGCTAGATAAGTTGGTTCAGGGGCGTCTTGCGATAGAGAAGTCCATCGCCTCTATCGCGGCTGAAAACGCGAAGGAAAATAAAAAGTCCCTATCGTTTGCAGAGCAGTTCTCCAAGATTTTTGGAGACATTAGTAAGAAGGTAGACGAGGGCGGCGCGTCTTTACAAAAGATGTTCGATACTTCGCTCGCTACAGACGAAGTAAACGCGTTTCTTGAAAGCATCGAAGGAGCAAGCGATGAAGCAGAACGTCTTAGTGGCGTAATCGACCGCCTGAATAAAGATGGCACGCTAGATTTCGCCCTCTCCGGTGAGGAAAGTGTTGAACGTCTGCGCAGTGTGCTTGTTGATTTTGCTGAACGGGGCATCATCCCACCGGGTGCTGTTTCGGAAGGCACAGAACGTCTGCGTAAAGAAGCCATCAAGGCGCTGGGCGACGTCGCCGACGAAACTGGTCAGGCACTCAAGACGGCGTTCGAGGTTGGCTTTGACAAGCTGGCAGATGAATTTCCCGAAGTCGTCGAACTGCTCAAGCAGATCGGCATTGAAGGACAGCGCGAGTTGGACGCCACGGCTGTTCGGTTGGCGAACCTGCGGAAAGAGCAGGAGAAAAACACTAAGGAGGTAAAGAAGAACCTCGCGGCGCAGCACGCTGTCACGTTGGAACTTATCGAACAGCGGCGGGTATTGGATGCGTTGCGAAAGGGTTTCGACCTACGGCGTGAATTGCGAAGTCTGACCGACAGTTTTGTTGGTCCGTTTGAAGAAGCCGCACGTAAGGTCGAAGAACTAAAACTCCAGATGCAGGAAAAGATTCTGGAGTTGCAGGAGACGTTTGCTGAGTTCTCTAAAAACTTCGATCTCGACGACCAGCTTGCGGCCACAATCGCAATGGCAGAGGGCCTTGGCCTAGCTACTACAAAAGCAACGTCTGACTTTGACGCGCTAACTACTGCCACGTTCAATCTTGTAACGGCGCTACAGGCGCTCTCGTCAGCAGACACGCCGGAAAAACGAGCGAAGGCCGAGCAAGATGTGCTCAATGCTAGGGCTGCGCTCGCTAATGCCCAAGCAAACGCGAAAAAGTCTCTTGGTGATCTGCAAGGTAAAATCACTAAGGATGTGAAAAAGGGCTTTGAAGACGGAATCCGTGTAGCCGGTGGAAAGCCCATCGTCGATATTCTGCGGAACAACCTTATTGTGCCAGTGCTCGGTGCCTTCAAGGAAACCATCAAGGGGTTGGTTGATGGCACTCTTGTCGAAGCCGCACGTGAGGCTGAAAAAGTCGCCGAGATAACAGGCCAGAAATTCAGCCGTGCGCTGTTCATTATCGCGGACTTCGGAAAGAGGATTTTCGAGACGGCGTTCGACAGTCTGCTTGAAAGCACTTTCAACAATCTGACCGAAGGGCTGTCTGCTTCGATTCAGGACGCGTTCAAGGACGCAGAGGGCTCGGCCTCCACGCTGGGTGACGCTGCTGGTGCAGCCATCGCCGCTGCCATCCAAGCGGCCATCGCTCTTGCCGGTCTGATCCTGTCGCGCTTGCAGGGTGAAATTAGCGCCACGGAAGAAGCAGTCGAGAGCATCGTTGATTCCAGTGAGGCTATCCGGGGCGTGATCTCTGGTTCGACCACAGTGGCTATCAAGGAGGCGGAGGATGCTTTCCGTGACGCCCAGAGGCCGATTGTAGTGCGTCTGGACACCATCATTGGACTGATGCGCTCGGCCATCGCTGGTGGTAGCATACCGACGATCCCACTTTCAGGCGCAGGTGGCACAGCCATACCCTAACGAGGTTGAACATGCCGAGGGCAGAGAGCTACAACCAGACGTTCCAACTACACACCTTCACCAAGGTGCAGTTGAACAAACCCACTCTCATCATCTACCCGGACCCCGCGTTCGGTGCCGGTGGTGGGACAGCATGGTCATGGGAAATTTACGACGTGGCAGCCGCCACGATTATTTCCTCCGGTGTCGAGACCTTCGGGCCGGTCACGTTCAACAACTACCGCGAAGTGCTGATCGACGACGTGACCTACGTGCTGGGGAAAATCTACCGAGTGCGGATTTTCAACAACGCGCTGGCGCTGGTGGACGAGTGGTACTTCATCACCTACTCCAGCGACTTCGCTGGCACGGCACCGATCAACCTCGCGCTCATCAACGGCAACATCGCACGTATCGCTGGCCTGCTGGGGCTCAATCAGGTCATCACGCACGACGAACACGACAAGGGCGTGCCGACGAAGACAACCATCGACCTGTACGACGGCGACCCGAACGATCCGGGCTCGACCGTGATCTACCAGTACGAACAGAGGAAATTCGTTGACCCGCAGTACCGGGTTGACGGGGAAATCAGCAAGAGGGTTCTCTAATGGCGCTGCTCGACCATCCGAAGCTCGATCCGCAGAACGTCCACTACAATGACGTGATCGCTCTGCCCATCGCTTCCGGCTACAACTTCGTGAACCCCGGTGCCACGCACGAGGTTCGCATCAAGCGCGTGAACCCGGCGCACGCAATCAACCCCGGTCATCTGGTGATGACCGAAGGCCCTGCTGGCGAATGGACAGTGCCAGCGTGGGACTTGGCTTTGCAGATCGACGGCAACCCTGATCTCATCAACTTCGATGTGAACAACGATCTGCTTTACATCAACCCAACGACGTTTCCTGTCGAAGACGAGTTCTACCTCGTTGGAGTCGTGGAACTTGCCACGGGCAGAGCCGTGGACATCAAGTTTCTGTTTCTTGAAAAGCAGAACCTCGACATCTTCGACGTCACGGTGGCTACGGTGGACACGGATACTCTGGAGGTGGCATTGGGATTAGCGGGCGACAATGTGAAGCAGCGTAAGTCCGAATATCTCGCAGGCCAGATTTCCGCGTTCGAGGTAGCGATTTTCAACAGCGGTGCCGTCTTGTCGCTGGACGAAGCAGACATCGACAGCGACGTAGGACTGGAGAAGGTGATCGAGGCCGCCCACATCGTGGACAACATGGGAGACGTGAAAACGAGCACAACCGTAAGGACACTGTGATGCCACGAGAGAGGAAATTCACCGACGAGGAAGTACGCAACATTCGGGAGAATCCAAAGGGCCTGTCGCAGCGAGAATTGGCGAAGGTTCACAAGTGCTCCCAGCAGGCAATCTACAGGATTCAGAAAAAGAAGTCGTACAAGGACGTGGAAGATGGAATGGAAAAGCGTTCAAAACTTTGAGGGCCGTTACGAGGTGTCCGATGAGGGCATGGTTCGTAATTGTTCTGGAAAAGTATTGAGCCCGCGAGTCTGCCGAAAAGGGGGACATCTTCGCGTTGCTTTGTTCAAGGACGGCGTGCGCTCTGATTTCATGGTGCATCGTCTTGTTCTTGAAGCCTTTGTAGGGCCATGTCCAGATGGTATGGAAGGCTGCCACAACGACGGCGATCCGGCGAACAACCGAGAAACGAACTTGCGTTGGGGTACGCGAAGTGAAAATCAGTTGGACAGGCACCTACACGGCACGATGCTAACTGGCGAAAATCATCCGAACTCAAAACTTACAGACGATCAGGTGCGTGAAATTCGCCGTCGTGTTGCTAACGGCGAACAGAAGCAGACCCTTGCGGAAGAATTTCACTTGAGTGATGTAGCCGTGGGTAAATTGGTACGCCGCCAGACATACAGGAGCGTAGCATGAGCGGGCGCACTTTTGGACGGATCGGCCACGGATACGGTGGCGCAAAGTTCGGGGCGCACCTCGGCTCCTACTGGTCTGTTTACTCACCGTCGAACATCTGGACGCGTCTGCTGTTTCATTCCGGGCTGGACCCGCAGCATCAGGAATGTCTGTACCCGTACACACCGGAGGAGACGGAATTTTTCACCTTCGACGTGCTCGGCCATCGTGACGTAGCGTTTGCAAAGACGCTGACCGGAAACGTCACCAGCAAGTGGCCACGGGTTCTGGAAGACACGATCATCAAGGAGATTTTCCGGCCTATCGGCGGACTCGCTGTATCGTGGGCGTTTTTCCACTGCGTTGAGCGCATGTACCTAAAAGACCCGGATTGGGATGAAGGTGAATTTCTGATCTGGCGTCCGTTCGACAGGACATGGAAGGTCTACTCGGTGGAAATTGTGAACCTGCTGCTCAACGGTGAGGAGTGGGGGCCGGAGCACGCAGGTTGGACCGGCAATCAAGACCATCAGGCCATCAATGAGATGCAGATATGGCTGAAAATCCGCCCAGAGGAAGCGCCACAGGCCGCCCTCTTTATGACTGGTGGTAGCGAGACGCCTGAGTTCTCGTTGTTCTCGAATAACGGAGAGCCTGCTTGACCCTCGTCTACGGCTACAACACGCAGACGGTCGGAAATCCGTTTTGGGCAGACCGCCCTCCTCGCAACCAGTCACGCACGGACGTCGCAGAACTCAACCTCTACGACGGAGGACACGGAAATCAGGCCATCACCAAGAACCCGATCTTCGCGGGTCTTGGTCTCACGCTGCGTATGGCGCTCAACCAGTTCGCCCAGAGCTTCGTGGTGGAAATTACCGACGTCGAGGCCGACGTCACCGTGGACATCAGCAATCAGTTTGAGCGCATCGGCACTACCCGCGTCTACGAGCTTCGCGGGCGTGCTGGCTTCGGTGCGCTGAACCCGGCTGCTCGTCCTCCCGGCGACTACACCACGACCCGGACATTCAAGGTGGTGGTCACGACGACTAACGTGACAATTTCCAACAGGATTGAGTACCTGCTCTACATCGGCTATGAAGCCGACGTGCGTTCGTGCTCGGAGCCGCGCCTTGACGACCTGACGATGCTCCAGTGTCTGCGAGAGAATTTCATCCACATCTGGAAGGATCACATCGTTCCGCTCAGGCAGCCCGGCGATTCACCGAACCAGCCGCTGTACTTGTTCTTCGATCAGGCCGACCAGTTGGCCAAGATGGTTCCCTGCATGTGCGAGTGCTTCAACTGGTATCAAGTCGTCACCACGGCCTTCAAGTTCTTCGTGGTGGGCGACGGCGCTGCTGCGGACGCTGCGGCATTCCCGAATGCTGCTGGCTGCAACCCGTGGGATGAAATTACCCAGATTCCTGATGACGGCGCTGGCGGGCAATGCACGTTGCCGCCCGGCTACCAGACGACGGGGTGCCCCTAATGGCCAGCCCCACCACAATGCGAGGAGAACTGCTGCGTGAACGGAAGACGTTCAACGACAAGTTTTTCCTCACCCTTGGAGACAGCACAGCAGGCATGTCTCCGTACAACCCGATCCAGCTTGGATTGGGCGTGACTTTACGCGTCAACACCAACAACCACGTCAACTCGGTTAGGATGACGCTCAGGCGTGTCACCGATGGCCCCTCTGAAACACCCGGAACCATTACGGTCACGAAAGTGTCCGATACTGAATGGAAAGCAGAAGGGGCCATCGGTGGTGCAAAGTTAGGATTTCCGCAGCCGCCACCGGACTACCACGTTCCGCAGTGCTTCGAGTTGACCATGCTGGTCAGGAATCGTGGCCGCACGATCACGCGCACTTTCAACTTCTGGGTAGCCGAGGGTCCGGTCGGCACCATCGTGGATTGCATCGACAGGGAAATGATCGGCGCGAAACCGCTGGTGTGCTGCTTTGACGGTCTCAGCTTCCGTGACCCGCTGTTCGCATGGCCTGATGAGTTCGCTGCGTTCTTTGCGAATAATTTCAGCCCGGCGATGGCGTGCCTTGAGGATGAGGGCGAAGCACTGCCACCAGACCCCGCGCTGGGTGTGTACGTCGTTGGTCTACCCGAGCCTCTGTTCGGGGCTCCTGCGCCGGAAAATCCGTGGGCGCGTGGGGCGGAGCCGTCGCCGACAGGACTGGACTACCCGTTCGAGCCGGGCTCGCCGGAGTACACGGTCAACGCCATCGACAACACTGGCACGCCGGTGGTTGGATCAATCTGGGGATTCGATTTTCCGACTGTAAGCTCGCTCTTGACGCGTCCAGTGTCGCTGTTCAACGACAAAGCATGGGTGCTTACGCCACGCGAGCCGTACACGGCCACGACGTTCACATGGGTCGTGAGCCCCCTGTTGGATTTCAGCAACTACCAGAATGCCAAAGTCGAGTTTTACCTCTGGGATGATGTCGAGTTCGATGGTGGCGTGAAGCTCCAGTACAGCCAAGATGAAGGAAATACGTGGACAGACTTTGCCCCCGGTGACTACTCGTCACCGCTGATATTCGGCGGCCCCCCGATGGGCGTGTTTGGCGGGCTTCCTGACAAGATCGACATTCCGCAGCAGACGCTCACGCGAGTTGAAGTAGACCTGAGCCAGTTCGACGGCCAGCGCGTGCGTGTACGCTGGTGCCACGGTCTTGACGGCGGCGTTCCTGTTGACGGAGTAGGCTCCGTAGTTTCCGGCATCAAGTATTTCGCTCAGGCTGGTCCGATCATTCAGATGGAACAGGACATGGACCGGCTGCGTGCTGGTCATGGCGACCAGTGGAAATACCCGCGCCCGAGTGCAGTAGAACTCTGGCAGCACGGCACCATCCAGAAGGCACGCCGTGGTGCCCCTGCGGGCGTTCACCCGACACTCGGCACCGGCGTACCGAATACGTTGCTCGCTAACCCGCAGGTAGGAAATGACATCGGCGGTGGACCCGGTGGACCGAACATCGGATTTCCTCGCGGCGTGGACGGCGTGCGAATTGAATATGTGAGCGGCGAAAGCTGGGGTCCGAGCGGCAGTGACGACTTCGTGTTCGATCTCGTGCTCGACTCGTGGGCTGGCGCTGGCTACCACATCCTGTTTGGTGCCGCCGCTGATTGGGTTGGCGTGCAGGGCGGCTTTGTTCATCTGGCTGGCGCACAGCCTGCCCACCTGATGTGTTCGATTGACCAAGCGGCTGCTTACTACGACGCGCTCACAGGAGCCGTGGCATGGCCTGCGGCAAACACGTTGGGCGCGACCATCGGTGTAGCGGTGCCGGGCACCACGAGGATCACGTTGCGCCGGTCTACGAGCGGTATCGGCTTCCTGAACGGAGTGACGTTCGCTGTGCAGGTCATCGTCCATACACCGGGCATCTTGCCAGCCGGTGGTGCGGGATATTTCACAACGCTGTTCCCTGCTGATACACTGCGCTCGAATGTGCTGCGGCTAGTGACGGTGCCATAGGAGAGGAAAATGTCGGGTACACCCGGTCTTGGAGTAAATGACCCAGAGGGATTCGCCAGTATTCTGACGCCCGATCTGCCGTTGACCATCGCGGTAGATCAGTCGGCTGGCGACGTACCTATTCCTTTGTCGGTTCTGCCCTTCTGGCGCAACGACGGAGGCTTCCGCAGCTACGGTGGTGCCACGGTAATTTCCATCTTTGACGCCGCTGGCGTTGAGGGTGTGAGCACGCCTGACATCCCGGCGATTACTGACCAGCCGATCTCGGCGCAGGGCACGTTCCAAGTCTCGAACCCGGATGCCCAGAAGCTGTACCGCATCATAGTCCGTATCCGTTCGGCAGCCAACGACCCTAATTTCCGCGACTTCATCTGCGTGTTCCGTTTGATCCTGCCGTTGGAAGTACCCATTGAGTACACCACGCACCTCGATGGCGACATTCCGACGCCGACGTACACAGGCGTGGATTTCTTCTGGGACATGGACGCGCCTGTGGTGGAAATTCGTCTACGTGACGGCACAGGCGGCATTCAGCTTCCAAACCTCGCGGCGTCGGCGTGGCCTGCTGCGGCCAAGGCGTACATGCTGCGCCAGCTACAGAATCTGCGCGACGGCGTGCTCATGGTGGACTTCTACGCCGGTGGTGGAATTTCCGCGTCTACTCGCCGCCAGTTGTACCACTACTATTGGGACGGTGCAGCGTGGCAATTCGCCAAGATCAGGCACCGTGATTTCCCTGCATTCGACCCGTACTCCGGCTCGGACCTTGGCGTGGCGCAGGCAACCATCGACATCGGCGGCGGCAGTGCGCAGTTGGACTTCAATTACAACGCCTACGTCTACGGCCAGCGGTTTGAGAGCTTCATTGTTGTTGGCCCAACTGGATTTCTCAACGTGGACCCGAAAGCCATCTTGGCTGGCGGCACGATTGACATTTCCTCCATCATGGACTTCTCGATCCAGAACCTGTTCCATCGCTTCAACCAGACGGATCAGTACGTCACGATCATTGCCACGACCGAAGAAAAGATCGTCTACCGCCAGATTCCGATATGGCCGACCAGCACTGATCTCGTCACCATCGACAACGACAAGCTCGTGCCCGGCACCACGACGCCGGTTCCCACAGACATCCTGCGGGCGCGGTTGGTTACATGGCCGTGGATTGAGTTCCCGAATCTTTTGAATTTCCTCACCGTGCCTCCGGGCGGCGTGGGTGCAGACCCGGCAGGTACGATCTACCCGGACCTACTGACGATCAATCTCTACGACGGGCTCAACCCCGTCCCCGTGGCTACCTACACCGACGAGGTTGATCTGTGGAACAACATGGTCGAGCTACAGCTACCGAATCAGGGCTTGACCATCCCTGTGCTGGACGTGCGGGCGCTGCTCACACCGACCAGTCCGTTTTTCCGCATTGAAGCAGATGTCAGGACTGCACTCAGCGCCCCCGGCACAGCGTACAAGTACATCGCGGATTTTCCGCTCAACGCGAACGGCGAGCCCGAGGTTTGGGAGCGCGATGACGTGGTGCTGTCCACGATCTTCCCGACGTTCGAGTTTGACGAATGGGGCAAGGTCAAGGTCACATGGCCGGGCACCGTGGTCTCGTTCAGCACACCGATCACTTTCACCGGCGACGTGGGCTCGATGGACTTCGCGGCTCCGGCTGGACCGTTCCCTGTCACTGTGGAGTACGACTTGCGCAATGCGGTAATTTCCCGCGAGGCGGCGTACTTCAACATCAATTTCAACGCTGACGATGGCGGCGGCGATATTCCCTATGAGTTCAGGGTGCCGACCAACGTGAAGCACCAGCAGTTGATCGGCCCGACCGACATCAACGTCTTCTTCGCTGGCAACGTGATTGTCTTCCCGACAGGCTCGCTGGCCGTGATCGACCCGGCGTTCCCGGTGACGTTCATCGGCGACGTCGGGCAGATCGAATTGAACGACCCATCGGAAAATGTCCCGTACTTCACCGGGCAGCTTGGAGATGGTGGTGAACGTATTTTCTCGAATCCGCTCCATCCCTATGTGGATGTTGATTTCACTAATGCTGGTGCTGTGCCGTGTCGGGTTCGTATCCCGAATACTTTTTTCGACATTCGCCAAGCTACTAAGGAGACGTTCGCGGTAGCTTCGCGTGCTCACGGCCCGACAGCCGGTGGTCTGGCATCGTCGGCGTTCGATTTCTCGGTGCCCAATGCCAAGATCAACCTCGGCACCGGCGAGATCGAGTTTGAGGATGACGGCTCCGGCTTTGCATGGAATTTCGCAAGCTGGCAGGTCATCTTGGGCAAGACCCTGCGCAGGCAGAAATTCACAGGCACGATCACGGCAGCCACGCCCTACAATATTTCCAGCATCCTGCCCACGGTGGCGCTCAATGAGTACGTCTTCGTGGTCTTCAAACACAGGAATGGATTCCAGCGCGTGGGTGCGTATAAGATAACCAACGACTTCGAGAAGGCACTCAGGGTAGAGATCGACGCGTTCGTATGATTACAAGCCTGATTGGTACGAAGCTGGATCAGCGGACGCAGAGCCTTCAACAGAAGCCTGCGTACCAAGTCCTGCTATTTTCCCGCTGGCTCGACACGGACAGCGACATCGTGCGGGGCACCTACACGCAGACTCCGATGGACGTGACTGAGCAGGTGCAGTCAGCGTCCATCAACCTCGACATGGAGACGGACGCGTCGTCAGCCTCCGTCACCTTCGCCATCGACAAGTTGCCGCTGGGTATTTTCTACAACAGCATCATCGTCATCCGCGAGGGCGACGAACTGGTGGACATCGCAAACTGGCCCACGACGTTCACCGGCTGGCGCATCGGGCAGCCCGGCTCATCGGAAACACTCAAGCCGTTCGCAGCTACACCGGCGCAAGGTCAGGGCAAGCGCGGCGGAGTCAGACAGGTGACAGTGAATTTCGTTTCACGCGAGCGCCAGTTCGCTGACTTCGAGATCACCAGCGACGGTGTGTGGCTGCCGAACAGCAAGCCGAACCCGCAGCCGAACTCACCACGCGACGACTACGACGACGTAGGTCTGATTGCGAAGGAAATTGCCACAGACTCAAGTTGGGGCATGGGGCTCCAGCCTGATGAAGTGCAGATTGGGCCACTGCCGTATCGCATCGAGAAGCAGCTACAGTTTGTGCAGATTCCCGTGTGGGAAGCCCTGATGGAGCTTCTACAGGTGCTGCATTTCGTTCCCGGCGTCAATGGTGAGGGGCGCGTCGTTGTCCGCGACCGGAATATCACCAAGGCGTCCGTGCGCCAGTACCGCAGCACGCACATCGCGGCGATTTCCCAGCCTGACGCCAGCTTCACTCAGGTGAACGCTGTCATCGTCAAGGGCTTGGCTAAAGACCTGACCGAAGTCATCAAGCCTGACCAGAAGCTGGTGTCCATCGACGGCACGTTCGGCTTCTTCGACCCGCACATGCAGTTCGAGTCGAATTGGGGCAATGACGAGCAGCAGACATACCGCGTGAAAATCGGCGGCGCGGTCACTGATGGTAACGGAAAGACACATGAATCGCCGCGCATCAGGAAATTCCAGACAGAGGGGTTCATCACCTCTGTGTTTCCGCCTGACATCACTGACGCGAATGAGTTCTACTACAAGGTCGAGATCGAGAACGACACACTGCTGGTGATTGGTCTGCTGGCCGCCACGTTCGCCGGGTACGTCGCGGGCATGACCATCGCCGCCCTGCTGACCCCGTTCGAGACCGGCACCCCCGGCAACCGGACCACGGTGGACCCGTTGCAGGTGGTGGCGCAGACGGCGGCATCGCTCCTTCTTCTCGGCGGTCTATTCGTGCTCCAGCAGATCGCCAATTTCCAGTTTGAAATCTGGGGCGTTCCTTTTGAAACGGTCTATGAAGAACTCAGGCACGACGCCATCCTCGCGCAGTTCTCGCAGATTTCCGGTGGGCAGCCCTTCCGTGAGTGGGAACGCAAAGACATCGAAATCAAGAACTACATTTTCAGCACTCTCGCTGATTCGCCGGTTCCTGCGTCGGGTACAGAACCGGCAGTGACAAACCCCGGCATCGAGACCTTCGCTGTAACTGAGCTTGCTATTCAGCTTGCCCAGCAGGGATCGCGTGAACTGGAGATGGTGCGGGATATTCTTCTGGAGCCAGCCGACATCATCACCGATCAGGACTCTGGCTTCCGTTACTTTGTCAAGTCGATCACCCGTGAACTGATTCGCGGGGAGTCGCCGAGCACGCAGCAGATCACTGCGTTCAGGGTGCCGTAAATGCCTACACGATTCGTTGGCGGCCCAATCACTGACAAAGAAGCCCGCAGGCTTTGGAAGGTCATTCGTGGCCTAGCCAAGAAGGAAATAAAGTCGGGGCGGCAATTCACCACCGGCGTCACGGTCGGCTCGATCCGACGCAAGGTGTTCCCCGTGGATGCTGGCCCCGGCGATCCAACGCAGATCGGCTTTGTCGTCAACGTGCGCCTGATCGAATTTCCCGGTCAGCCGCTGGCTGTTGACGTGCTGGTTGCGAACCAAGCCCGACAGCTTGTCTCAGACGCCGCTGACGAGACCAACACGCCGGTCATGGTGCAGATCGACACCAGCGGCAACCTGACGGTCACTGGCAGGGCTCTCATCAATACCAGTGACGTGTTCACCCGCAGCTATCACGAGATTGACGACGTGGACGGTCTCGACCTGAGTTTCCTCATGGGTCTGGAGACGTGCCTGTTTAGTGATCTCAGCGCGGATGTGCAGGCAGGGCTCAATGCGTACAGGGCGGCGTTGGCAATTCCTCTGCCGCCTCTGGCACCGGGCGACACGATCATCAAAGACCCGGTGATCTACTTCCACGGCCCGAATTACTGGCCGGGGTACATCGACCCGCTGAACAGCCACAGGTTCGGGGGTTTTGGCTCGATCACCTGCAAGCAGTCTTCGGCTTTGGTGCCGTGGAATGACCCGCGTTGGGTGTGGGGCGGACCACCTACCGGATGGGGCGTCGGTGTTGTATCGTGGGGCTTGACCGAAACTACAACTGTTTGCGTATAGGAAATTATGTCTGGCGAAGAACCGAAAACACCGAATCTGGATGAGCAGATCGCCGAGGCGATGAAGCGGGCGCAGCAACACCCGAACATCATGGGTCAGGCCATGCAGATGACGAACATGGCCTATGCGTTTCAATTCGCGCAACACGCGAAGCCGCTGGCTGAGATCGTTCCGCTGGCGGAAGTGAATGAAAACCTCAACCGCCTGCACAATGACAAGGCGCTGATAATTTCCGTCAGCGTGATTGCTCCGAAAATGGATGTGCTCATCACGTATTACAAGATGGAGAGTTAGACGATGGCGAACGATCCTCCGTTCTCTGGTGTAGGAAATGACCTTGTTCTCCCGATCACACCGGGTGATTATGTCAATGAAATCCAAGACAACTTTGCCAAGTGCAAAGATGAAATCATCGGTGTAGACACACGGCTCAAGGCTGCAACCGGCCCTAGTGCCTCGTCCTTCATCGAGGTGCAGAAGAATGGCGTCGTCGTTCCTCAGTCTCCGTTCAAGATTCTGAATTTCCGTGGCAGCGGCGTAAACGCTGTAGACATTTCTGCCGACCAAGTGGACCTGACCATTGAGACCGGCACGCTGGTCAATCAAGTGGCTCACGGGTTCATCGTGCGTGATGTCCTGCGTGCTACGGCTGCTGGTTGGGTGTTGGCGCTGGGTGATGCGCTGGCGAACTCGGCTGATGCCATCGTTGTAGCCGTGATCGACCCGGATAACTTTATCGTTTCTCGCAGTGGTCTGGTGCAGGAAATTGCTCACGGTCTTACTGCGAACACTCCGTACTTCCTGTCGAACACCATTGCAGGTGCGGTGCAGACGGCGAAGTCTGGTATCGGTCAAGGCATCCTCAAGGCGCTCGACGCGAATCACTGGTATGCTGCGCTGGATAACCTACGCACTGGTGTCTGGGGCGACGACTACCAGTCAGCAGTCTCAGCCGCACGAAGCACAACGACTTCCGCGATCTTCCAGACCAAGACCGCGTTGGTCACGCCCGCGCTGACCGGCACGTACCGTATTCAATGGTCGGCTGTAATTGACCAAGATAACACCGGCGACAGTGTGGAAGCCCAGCTATACAACGTCACTGATGCAGTCGTGGTAGGTGCTGTTGTGATTCACGAACCGAAGGATGTGGCCAATCGGTTCTATGCAGGTCAGGTGGATGAAATTGTCTTCGCAGGCGCTCCGAAGACCTTCGAGATTCAATATCGCCAGCAGGGCGGTAACACAGCAGGCATCGAGAACGCCCGCATTGAAATCTGGAGAGTGGCATGATCTACACGTACAGCATCGGCACCTATTTTCCAGAGGGCAACCTCGACACGCGCATCCTGCACGACACGATTGGAAATTCCTCAATCACGGGTGTGCTCATTGGCCTCCACACCGAAGGCGACGACCTCAAGGTGGAATTTCAAGACGCGCTCTCTGTACCAGACAAAGACCTCCTCGACGGTTTGATTGAAGCTGCGCCAAACTCAATGGGCTTACTCATCAAGGCTAAGGAAAAGAGGTACGTCGAGATCGACGAACGCACCTCCGAACTGATCGGAGAGGGGTTTACTTACGACGGCAAGATTTTCAGCTTGTCACGACAGGCGCAGTCAAACATGCTGGGTGTCAGGGCCGCCATCGCTGACTACCGGGCCTCAGGTACGCTGTCAGCCTTTGAGGCGGCGTTCTTTCCGCTGAAATTCAACACGCTCGACGACACCGATTCTACCGGGCTGGCCCTCGTAGATGATTTCCTCACGTTCTATGACACCGCGATGGGCACTGTGCGTGCCTACTTGGACGGTGGCACCGCTCTCAAGGCAGCCATACGCGCAGCCGTAGATATAGCAGGAGTGGATGCGGTCGTAGACGAAAGGTGACACCATGAGAGCACTGGTACTGGCTGGCGGCGGGTCGAAGGGAAGCTGGCAGGCCGGTGTGCTCAAGGCACTCGCTCATCACCCGGAATATCACTCAGGCTTTCACTACGTTGCGGGCACCTCTGTGGGTGCCCTCAATGCTGCTGCGGTGGCGATGAACACCAAGCACGACTTCCCAGAGAGCATCCATCTGCTGGAGGAAATCTGGCACAGCAAGCTGAACATCTGGAAGCTGAAATTCCCGCCGTACATCTCCGGCCTGTGGTCGAACTCCTTGGGCACCAACAAGGGGCTCAAGGACTTGCTCAACGTCTACATCGACTGCGAGCAGATCGCCCGGTCGAACGTCACGCTCAACATCACGGCTGTGAGCCTACAGTCCGGCAAGGTGCGTAGGTTCAGCGGAAAAGACCCGCTGTTGGTAGACGGCCTGCTGGCAAGCTCCTGCTTCCCCATCGCGTTCCCGCCACAGAACATCGAAGGGGAACTCTACACGGACGGCGGAGTCCGCGACGTCGCTCCACTGAGCCCGGCTATCAAGTCGGGTGCCACGGAGATCGTGGTTGTCCTGTGCAGTGACCCGGACGCTTTGGAGCACAACCCACTTTCCGCAGACCGGCTCAACCGCGTCTACAAGGTCGCCATGCAGGTCGTGGAGATCATGGCGGCGGAAGTCCTGATGAACGACATCAAGAAGTGCAATGCGATGAACGCTGAGATCGAGGAAGGTGGGGCACCGGGTAAGCGCCGGATCAAGCTGCACCTGTATTTCCCGCAGCGCCCGCTGGGAGACTCACTGGACTTCTCGCCCAATCTCATGCGCAGCCAGTACGCAATGGGATACGCTGACGGCATGGCCAAGCTGCGCGAACTCTACTAGCGGAATCCCTGCGTGGTGTGATCCATAATTTCCTTCGCGGTGGGCACTTTGACGGACATGCCACCTAGAAGGAAAATGGTGAGCGCGGCACGCTTGGTGCCGATGTAGTGCTTGAGGGCGCGGATGGCACCAAGGCGTGGGTAGGTTTCGATGCGCCTGACGATCTCGGCCTGATGCTCCTCGTTGTGCATGAACAGCCAGCCACGGATCATCGCCACGAGAAACTGAGCGACGTCCACAGGCCGACCGGCTGCACTGGTGTCCACTTCCTCTTTGCCCAAGATCGAATCGACGCGACGGATCACAGCCGGGCTGATGGTGAATCCACTGCGCTCCACAGCCTCGTACAGCAGGGCGAACAACCGGCTGGAGCAGTAGAAGGGGAAGAAGGCGCGTAGCTCGGTGAAGAACTCTGTGTCCAGCAGCTTGTCAACCGTACCCTCGTGCATCAATTCCAGCGTGTCGTGATCCACATACTCTGTGCGCTGGCGGCGGAAAAAGTCGATGCAGAGGTTCTTGATGATCGCCGTCGCCCACGAATGCAGCTTGCCGTTCTTCCGGTTGAAGCTGTCAATGGCGGCGTCGATTTTCAGCAGGCTGTCCTGCACCAAGTCTTCTCTGGTGTGGCTGTCCGCGCTCTTGGCGAAGGTATTCACCGTGGCCACCACCATCGGGTGCATGATGGTGTAGAAATCCCCCTGCGTATCAGGGCTGGGCTTCTTCTGGAGCTTGACCGCTAATTCCTCGGCGGCGTCGTTGTCGAACGGGTGCCTAGCGGAAGGTGCGGGTTGCTTCCTCGTGGAACGAGTAGGTCTCTTTGAGTTCTTCGATTTTCCCGCGCTGCTTGGCATTCAGTCGTTCCATCAGGCCGGGGTAGACGAAAGCCGTCATCCCGATGAGGGACATTACCATAGAGTCCCCGGCGTGAGCAAGCCAGCTTGCTTTGGCCGTTCGTTTAGGGGGTTTCTTCCCCAGCCACTCGACCTGATGAAATTCAGACTCGATCTCGCAGACGCTGGGGTGAACCAGATCAGGCCATAGATGCTGAATGAATCGTAGGACGCCGGGCACGCTGCCGTCGTAGACGTCGTGGGGCACGTTCTTGTTGAATGGCTTGCCCTTCTTATTGACGCTTGGCCGCGAAACCATGATTTTCGAGAACAGGTGGACGAGAGACGGGTGTACGGTGATGGCAAACCTGAATAACCGAGCCAACCTCTCACGGAATAGGGCGTCGTAAAAGGCGCGGTTGTAGATCACGCCGGGGCTCGTCTTTTGGCCGCCAGAGACCCTGTACTCCTCCAACACCAGCAGGCAGTTCAGTGGCACGTTGCCGCGCTGGCCAAGCCAGCTAAGGACGTCTCTGACACGCTGGAACTGCCACTCGACCCGGCCCCAGATGTCGGTGTTGCTGTCAGTGACCGTGGCCTTCGACATCATCAACTGCGGCACCGGCCCGCGATTATCCCACACGTTGATCCCCTGCGTGGCGTAGCCGGGGTCAATGCCGATGGTGAAATCAACGGGTAGGTCTTTGTTGAATGTGTTTGACATGGATGTCCAAGTTAGCCCAGAGCGACGTGAAATGCACGACGCGATTCAAGTTCACCAGCGCGGTGTCCAGCATGACGAACACCGAGTCCTTGAATTTCAGCCGGTGTGATGTTTTCAGATTGAAGCGGTGCGCTGTGGTGAGCGACCGTCCGTTGTCGAAGACGAACTCGAACACCCAGCCCATCGGTGCGCCCTCAATATCGTAGCCTTGGTCCGTCAGCCACTGGAGCGCGTAGGGATGCTCGGTGTTGACCTTGCGGGCAAGGTAGTAGCAGTCACCCATTTTCCAGCCGTTGCCGTCGAAGTGAAGGATGTCAGTCTCGGCGTCGTAGTTCTTGTTGTGCTCTTGCTTGAGGGCGTGCCACGCGTGCAGGATAATGTCGTTGTGGGACTCGAAGACATTGCCGTCTGGCTGCGGCTCCACAAACTCGTGGTAAACCACGAACAGTGGGTTCTTGTGCATCATCGGTGGTACGGCCACTTAGGTCTCCTGCACGGACACCAGCGACGAAATTCCATCGGCCATCGTGCAGCGGTATCCGTGAGCCACAGAAGCTACCAGTTCCCGCTTGTTGGTCAACAGAAGGCAGGAGACGCCGTACTGCTGGCAGAAGAATTCCAGCACCTCGACCACGGCCTGCTGGCCGGTGTCGTCCATGAAGTCAGCGATCTCGTCAAGGAACAGGACGCCGGAGTTGAAGACGTGCTTGGACGCCATGAGGTGCAGGGTGAGGAAAATGCAGAAGTCGATGCGCCTGCGCTCACCACCACTGAGGTCTCCGTAGCCTGTGGTCTGGTCTCCCTTGCTGGCCTCGACGTAGAATCCCTCGACGGTCTTGCTGCCCTTTTTCTTGTGGGACTTGAACGCCACACGCAATTCGTCCTTGGAGAACAGGCTCAGGCACATCTGGGCCGTGGCCGTCATCTCTGGCAGCAGGGCCTCAAACATGAAGTGCTGTAGGCTACCCTTGCCGCCGCCGAACATGCTGGCCACGTTGTCCCACAGGGTCTTTTCACCGGCCCACTGCTCTTGGTTGTTGGCAGACGCCTTGCGGTCTTCCTTGAGGCGACGTGTTTCATTTTCCAGCCGGTCTATGTCCTTGGCGATCTGCTCGATGGCCTCTGTGTCCGGCTTGAGCGCGGCTTCCAGATCGACCTTCACGGCTTCGCCTCTTTCGATCTGTTCCTTGTTGGACTCGACACGGTTGGCGAGATCGCGGTCCTGCCTTATCAAGTCGCTTTGCTGCTGTTCAAGAGACTTCATGTGGGCGTGAGCAGCTTTATAGTCCACGAGCAGTTTGGCAGCGGTCTCCTCGTTGAGTCCGGTTTTCGTTTGCCGGGCTAAGTAGTGCTGCTGTGTCTTGTCGTAGCTGCGGATAATGTCCAGCTTCTTTTCGTTCAGGCGCTTCAATTCATTCTGTGTGCTGGCCAGCGCCTTCTGTAGAGCTTCTTCGCCGAGAGGTTGACCGCATGTGTGGCAGAGTCTGCCTTCGGAATCTTGCTGGAGACGCTGGTTCTCGTTGGTGATGTCACGGTCAACCCACTCAAGAGCGTTTTTCCTCTCTGTCTCTTGACGCGTCAACATCTCCGTGGCTGCGTTGAATTCAATCCAGCGGTCCTTGGCTTCCTCGAACTGTTGTATCACTGGCTTGTATTTCTCGACGGCATCGTTGGTGGCATCCATCTTGGGGCGGAGTTCCCTGCGCTCGTGTTCTGCGCTGGTGACAGCGAGTCGGTACGTGGCGAGGTGCTCATCCAGCGTGTGGATTTTCTCCCAGATGTCATCTTCATCCTCGCCGCGAATTTCTGTCCTGCGCTGGTCGAGTTCAAGCATCGCGGTTTCGTTCTTGGCGATCCACGCGTCAATGGCTTTGCTCACGCCGTTGCATTCGATCTCCGTCTCCATTGCGAATTTCCACTTCGCCTTCGCTCGCTCATGGAGGCCGGAAAAGTCGAACGGCACGATGGTGTCCAGCAGCGACTTCTGCTCCTTGTCGGTCATCAGGGCGAAGGTCTGGGATTCCGCGCCGGTAAACACCATCGTCCGCACGAAAGTCTCGTAGTTCATGCCGAGGATATTCTCCACGGCCTCGTTCATCACCTTGAGGTCGCCGCTCTGGATGCCGTCCTTGTCCGGCCTGCGGATAAACACGTTGTTGCCGTGCTCCGAATGCTTGCGATACCGGCTGATGGTGTAGACTCCGCCCGGCTTGGTGATCCAGACGGAGCCCGAGCAGTCTTTGTTCACCGGCTGGCGCACGCAGGAGTCTGCGTTCTCCATCCCCGGCCATTTTCCGAACAAGGTCCAGAGGACGAGGTACATCAGGCTGGTTTTTCCGGTGCCGTTGCTGTCCGCGTAGTCGCTCTGGCTGTCGCCAAAGACCACAGACACCCTGTGGGTGCCGAATTCCATCTTCACGTTCTGGTAGGAACGGAAATTCGTGCCATGAACCATCTGTAACATTAGCGTGCCCCCGGCGCGTTGGCAGGACGAAGAATTTCCATCACAGCCCGCAGTATCTTGGCCTTCCTGTCCTGCACCAGCAGCCCCTGATTGACCTGATAGGTCAGGTAGCGTTCGATGGATTCACCAAGGCTGGCGTTGGATAGCTGAATGCGTGGTGCGCCCTGCTCCTCCAGCGACCGGGCGATTACCGTAGCCGGTTTTTCCCGCATGTAGTCGTTGCCCGGCGTCTCGTAGCGTTGCTCGACCGTGTAGAACTCAGGAGCGGTAGTGGGGAGGCGGGCTATGGTGACGGCGGTGGGGTCGTTCCCCCACAGACCGAGTGCCCACCAGCCGTACTTGTAGCCCTCCTCCCCGAACGTGTTCTGATGCGTGCAGCCAAGGTGGTAAGCCTTCTCGCTCACCGGCTGTGCCTTGTGGATGTCGTTGAAAAGCAGCGCCTCGAATTGCGCCGGGCGGAAATCCTCCAGCTTGATACCGAAGTGTGGCTTGACGCCATTCACCTCGGCACCATCGACCGGGTAGTGGCCGACGAAGACCAGAGTTTCCCCTGTCGGCACCTGTTCCCACAGCTTATGCAGGTCGATGTCAACCATCGCCTGCTTGTGGTTGTAGTAGAACGGCACCAGCATGACGTTCAGCTTCAATGATGAGCCGTGGCGCTCCAGACGGATCAGGTGGGGCTCCGAAGCAATGAGATCAACCACGGGCTCGAAGCACTTGAGCGTGTGCAGGTTGTGGTACTTCTCAGTGCGCTCATGGTTGCCGACGTTGAGGATAATCCTGCTGCCGTTGGCTTTTTCCTGCGTGAACAAGTCCATGAGTTCCGATGTCACCACCGGGTTCAGGTTGTTCTTGTCGTGCGTCAGGTCGCCGTTGATTATCAGCGGCACGTCCATCGCTCGGGCTGCTTGAATTCCTTGCAGCAGCACATGCACGCTGGACATGATGCGCGTCTCGGGGTCAGGTTGCTTCCACGCGTGGATATGGTGGTCCCCGCCCACGACCGCGAAGGGCGTGAACTGAGATTTATCGGCGGTGGGGTCGTCGATCACATAGAGCATGTTTAGTAACTCGGCAGTTTGTCGTAGGGACTTGAGAGTTTTCTGCACAAAGGCGAGCTTTCCAGTTTGGATAGAAGGCTGCCGCTGCTGTCGGAAAATTCATGCCACGCCATCCACTGCTTGATCCAGTCAATGTTGGCGGAGCCCACGGCACAGAGCGGGTTGCCCATGTCGAGCTTGTCCGGTCCCTGCGGTGGGTTCAGGCGCATCAGGTGAGCATTGAGGGCGTAGACGCGCTGGCTATTTTCACTCGCCAGCTTCTCCAGTGTCTTCGTGACCTTCTCACCGACCGACATCTTCGTGTGGATCAAGTTGCAGAAATTGTTGTAGCCGCCGTACTCACGCAAAATCATCAAGGCCCGCTTTTCCGCACAGCTTGGCAGGCCGGGGATCATGTCGGACTTATCGCCTTGCAGCCAGCGGTATTCCGCCCACTGATCGAGCGTCAGCTTGATCTGCTTGTCGGCTGGCAGCTTCTTGTTCTCTTTGAAAAAGTGGGCGCTCTGTTCGTAGAAATTGTCGTGGGTCAACCAGCGCGGCGGTTTGCCGGGGTAGTAGATGGTGAAATTCGGCGAGATCAGCGGGAACATATCCTTGTCGGTAGACACGCAGATGATCGGCGTGTCGGCATACATCATGCGCAGGTGCCCGATGATGTCGTCTGCTTCCATCTTCGCCTGCTCGAACCAGAATACGTTCAGTTGCAGCAGCGCCGTGCGGAGTTCAGGTAACTGTGCCTGAATAGCTTGATATTGTTTTTCCTCCTCGGGGGTGCGTTTCTTTTGCCGTTGTTTGTAGTCCGGCAGGTACTGAGTTCTCCAACAGCCTTTGTTGGAGTAGTCATTCGGATCGCTGACGAGCCACACATGCTCCGGCTTCAAGTCGTTCACCAGCTTCACCAGCATGTTGAACATGCCGTAGTAGAGCCCGGTGAACTGGCCGCTGTTCTTCGACCAGAGTTCACGGTGCGAATGGGCACCACGGTGCGCCATGTTGTGGACGTCGATCAGCAGGATCATTTCTTTTCCTTGAGGCGGCTGCGTTCGCGTGAGAGGTTTACTTCGTAGGCTTCGCGGTAGAGCGTAATCAGCCTGTCCTTCAATTCAGACAGCACGCGCTCCCGCTTTGCAATCCACAGCTTCGGGATTGTGAACAGGGCGATGTACGGCATGACGGGGATGAAATTCTGCACGCCGGGGGTCTTGTTGCAGTACAGCGAAGTCTTGACGCGTAAAGAGTTGTTCACCTGATCGTCCTTCTCGGGCTTCTCAGGGAACCAGAATGGATGGCTGACGTGGCAGACCATGCGCTGGAAGCCAAGCTGCTTGCCACGGAAGATCAGCGAGCCGGAGTCCATTGCAGTCGGGTCGTTGGCGCTGTAACGCTGGTCATCCCATTCATCGGCGTCCAGTTCCTCGAACACAATCGTGGGGTCAGCGAACGCGAGTTCCGTGTTGGCGTCGATCACCAGTTCAGCGCCAAGGTCGCGGCACAACTCGGCAATCACCTGATCGTCAGGGATGCAGGATATTTCCTGATTCTTCACCATCTGGGCGATGATCTGGGCGTTGGGGCTCACGGCGTCCACAATGCCCGGATGGTCGCCAAGGGAGTTCGCGGGAATAAAAATCCTGCGGCCCTTGTAGAACAGATCGGTCGGTCTAACGGAATGCTGGGTTGGTGCCTTGTGCATCGTCGGTCTTCTTTCCGTAGATAATTTCCTGCTTCCACTTGTTCAGCGCCTTCCAGATTTCAGCGCCGACTTCGCAGTAGATGTTGTACCAGCTTTCGATCTTGAAGTTCTCCGGCCAGCAGGCGTGAAAATCCCCCTGTAGTGCCCACCATCCACCGGACGTGTGTTTGACGAAGCCGCGTTGGTGGAAGAATTCCCACAGCGAGTTCACCGGGTCAGTGCCGGTAGCCCCCAGCATGAACAGCGGCACGTCCATCTGCAACGAGTCGAGGTTCTTCTTGATCGAGCAGGAGACGATGTTGCCAAGCTGGTAGAGCCGGTCGCTCGTGGCGACCAGCTTGTCCGCCTTGAGGATGCCGTCGCTGCGTGGGTCACGGTACAGCACCGAGCCCGAACCACCGGCGAATATCTGCAAGCGTACCGTGTTGTAGAATTCTTGTGACGACGTGACAGCCGGGCGCTTGTAGGCGTTGCCCTTGCCCATGATGCCAGCGGTCCTGATCTGGGCGAGTTGCAGCATGGCGACACGCTCGTCCATGAACAGGCAGTTGCGTAGCTGGTGACTCCACGAGCGTGCCTGCAACGCTGGCTGAGGGCTCGTGTTGGCCAGTCCTGTCTTCGGGTCGAATGCTTCCTCGCGTGACGGCACCGCAGTGGTGGAGTCAACGACGATCAGGATGAGCGACTTGTCTTCCTGACGAAGCTGATTGGGCGAGGCAAAGTTCTTGCCGTCTTTTCCTGCGATGGCAGCGCACTGGCCTTCTTTGTCCTTGCGCGTCTCCCACTGCTTGCCGCAGTCGAGAGTCCTGCCGTAGTATTCAATTTCCTTCTTCGTGGCCACTCCGCTGAGGAACCTTTCGCGCACTTTCCGCAGATCGTCTTCACGGATCACCTTGTGGATGCGCGTGCAGTCCTCGAACATGCGCTCGACGTTGATGATGTCGTCAGGCTTTTCCGCTGGCACAAGGTCTTTGAAGTACCAGAAGAACGGGTTGTCTTTGTTGGCCTTGTTGATGCCGAGTGTCTTGAACCTGCTCTCGGTCATTTTCCGCTCTTTGTCGAACACGATGGCGTGGCCACCGAGATCGAGCACGGCACCGACGACTTCGCAGGCGAGCGTGGACTTGAACATCGAAGGGTTGCCGGAAATTTCCGTGATGAACCCGCACTGGATACCCCCGGTCATCAGGTTCAGAATATCCGACTTGAACGGAATGTACCCCGGCGTTGCCGGATCACCTGCACGCATCGACTGGCGAAGTTCTGCTGGCGTCATTGTCATAGTTGTCCACTCCGAAGGGCTTGGGAAAATCCACGGTCATCCATGAAGGTCGTCTGTGCCCAGCCCTCGTTGTCCAGACAGTCCCTTCTCTTATCGGCCCATCGCCGCAACATCTTTACACCGAAATCGTCAATATCTACCCAAAGGAACGGTCGCCCGTCTGCCTTGGGGATCAGACCACGCCCGAGCTTCTGCACCGTCACATGGTCAGCCTGCATGGCCTCAGCGTTGATGGCGAAGTCGCACTGGAAGGTCACGCCCTCGCGCCACTTTTTGGTGCAGCACACGCAGGAAATCTCCCCGGCGTTGAACAGCTTCTTGATGTGGTCAGCCTCGCTCTGACTGATGAGCTTGCTGGCGACCACGTAGCAGCCGGGGATGTCATTGGCGATGCGCTGGCCCTGCTCGGAGTAGTTGACGAAAATCAGACCCTGCTTGCCGGTCTCGGTCAACTGCCGGGCGAGCCACGCGATCATCAGGTTACGCTCGCGGTTCTGAACGATGGACGACTTGTACTTGTCGTCGAAATTCTCCGTGGGTAATTCACCGTGATGGAAAAACGGCAGCCACACTGCATTGACCGGCGCGATGATCCCGTGGGCGGCAGCGGCGGCAGCGGTGACTTCAACGCGCTTGGGTCCGTGCCAGCCGATCAGGGCGTAGTCCTTGTATTCTTTTCCTACCAGCGGAGTAGCTGACGAGCCCCACGACCAGATGCAGTTGGGCATGTACTGGTAAATCAGCATCTGCCTGTCGCCTGCCTTGTGGCACTCGTCGCGGATGCGAGCCTCGCAGGCCGCAAGGTAGGGAATTACCTCCGGCTTGACGCCACCGCCTTTTCCTTCGCACAGAGAGTTCTCGATGCAGATGGTGATATTCTGCCAGTCGTGTTCCTTCTGGACCGTGGCCGCGACCATGCCGATTGGTTCGTCTGTCACCGTGCGCCAGTCTTCACGCATCTGTCCGGCGATGTCTGCGGTGGGAGCGAAGACCAGTGTGCGCGGCCTGCCTGCGCGGAAATACCACTGGAGGTAGACGAAGGACTTACCGAAGCGAGTGGCGATGTCGATGATGCCGTAGCGGTGCTTGAGCATCTCGTCCACGACCCAATCTTGCAGGGGCCGACCGAACGTCACCTCACGCGGGCTGTAGTTGTTCTGCTGGCGTGGCCGCTGGTGCCACTCGGTGTGGACACCGTAGCGGAAAAGTTCTTGCACGACAAACGGAGTGAGCCCACGAAGGAAATATGGATAACCGGGCTGAAAGAACGGAGGATATTCCCCGTCCTGATCCGGTGCGACCGTGAGGATGCGTTCTATGATGTCATGGATAAGGCTCACGTCGTACCCGGTGACGTGTACCTCTGTCCAGTTTGTATCTTCCACCAACATCACAGGCATGAGCGAAGCTCCGTGGGCGACCGGCGAAGCCGGGCTGCCCTAGTAGTTCGTAAGAACTACTAGAAAAAAACCTTTGTTTATATAGCTATACTTCATCGGCCATTTTGGCCTTTAGCAGAGTGCGAGTTTCTATCGGCCATTTTGGCCTTTAGGCTTTAGGCCATTTTGGCCTTTAGAGACTCTCGATTTCCTGTGGTTTCCAGTTCCCTTCAAGGTGCCCCACACGGAGTTCTAGGTCTTCTGGTGGGATGACGTTCACGCTGTAGAGGTTGGATGTGCGCCTCTGTTTATTCCTGCGCTGCTGTCTGGTGATGGCCCCCACGACTTCGAGAACAGACAGATGGCGGCTGATCGACCGGACGCTGACGTGGGTTTCCTTTGAGATCGTGACGTACTCAGGGAAAACATTGTCGTTGTACTTCATCGCCATGCTGTGCAGGAAAATGTAGACGATCTTAGCGTCACCGGAGATCGGTAGCGCCATGATCCAGTTGGGTAGTTGCCCATAAGGAACGACGCCCTTCTTGGCGGCAGCATGACCGGCGACGACGCCGATGGATGATTTCTTCTTCATCTGTATTCTCCGTGGAAAATCACACGAGGTAGGAATGGTGCTTGTAGTGATGACCGATATTCTTCGAGTGTCTGGTCTGACTTTTTGAGATTGCAGTCTGGGCAGGAGGGGGCGCGGTTGCTTTTTGCGTGCGACCCGTTTCGGCTTCTAGGCACGACATGATCCATGTGCCGGAAATTCAATTCCTCACCGCAATAGAAGCAGTGATTGGGGCTGATATTTTCAGGCAATGGCGGCAGCGGTAGGAATTTCCCGTGACTGTTGACAGTCACGTCTACGCCGACGATGAGTTCTCGTCGCTCGCGTGCGGCATGGCCGCCTTGAGATTGTCGCATGGAGTTCACCTTTCCTTGTTGGCGGCACGCACTATAAGGTCGGCAGATGATGGGTGTCAACAAAAGAGAAAACCCCAGCTTGCGCCGGGGTCTCTCTGCCAAACCAAGGAAAGAAGATTGAAGCAGCCGAAGTCGTGATCTTGTGGTGTTGCACCCTTCGACCACGACGGCTGGTATTGTGCAGAGGATGTGGGGTAAACTTCAAGAGGGAACTAAAGTTTCCGCTGGAAAGTTCCGACTAAGGAAGGTGTCATCGACACAGCCAAGGAAGGAACCCATGAACCCCACACTTGATGAACCGCCTGCACAGGCGGCCCGAAGCGACGACGAAGCCATTGCGCTGATGCTGCTCTACCAGCAGGTCTCCTGCGAGATCACCGGCAAGACCCGGTGGCTGGGCAACCAGCAGAAGCTGAAAGACGGTGGATGTCGTTGGATGGCAGCGTTTGTCACGCTGGCGAACAAGCTACGCATCTGGAAGTTCGACGCAGAAGCATTCATGCGCTGGGCGATCTCGACGAACGAGATGGTGTTGGACCGCCCAAACGTAATCAACGCGGACTGGCTGCTCGGAAAGTACAGCCAGTACCGTGTTGATTCGATGGCTGATGCTGTCGTGCAGGACAGGACCGTCAGAGGTGATCTCGACTTGATCCGCACTTCTATGGAAGCGGACGTCGAGAACCTCGCCCGCTGGCGGAAATTCATGCCGGACTACAAGCAGCGCCTGTTGAGCCAGTACCAGTCGCTTTCGCCTCACTTCCTTGCCACGGATGTCGTGTTCCTCGATCTGGTCAAAGCCAACCAGATCGAGCAGGCCACCGTGTTGAAGGTGGGTGAGGTGTTGCGGCAACTGAACGGCGACAAGAGGTTCTACCAACAGGTGAGGCAAGCTCGTGATACAGCCATCATGGACGCCGGAGAATAATTTCCCCGGCAGCTTTCAAGAAGCGATTGTAAAACTGATGGTCCGCGACCCGCAATTCATGCGGGTCGTTCGGCCTCATCTACCGCTGGAGTTCTACAGCCAGCAGGAGCAGGGCGCTGAGTACATGATGGCGGCCATCAGGGTCGTCTATGGGTACTACGACCAGCATCACACGCCACCGACGAAGATGATATTCGATACGTGGGCGGCCCATCAGCTATCCGGCGTCAAGACCGAGTGGCAGTCCTACTACAAGCAGGGCTACGACTACTATGGCTGGAAATTCTACGACGAGCCTGTGGTCCCCAAGGAAGCGGAGTACGTCAGGGACAACACCTTCCAGTGGGTGCGTAAGCGTGCGGAAATGTCTCTGCTGGTTGAGGCGAAGAACGCCATCGACCAAGGCAAAGACCTACAGCAGATCAACCTCGTCAAGAAGGCGCAGGAAATTTCACAGATCGGGTTCGCTGGCACGGACCTTGGTATCGAGTTATTCACTGACCCGCAGGCGTCGTGGGCCACGATCTGGACGCCGGTGGTACGTGAAGCAATCCCTGTGGGCAAGCCGGGGCTCGACAGGGTGATGGGCGGCGGCGTCGGCGTTAAGGAACTCACGGTCGTCGGCGCTCCGCCCAATACAGGCAAGACCACGGTGATGTGTGACTTCGCCGCTGGTTTCCTCCAGCAGTGCGAGCCGGTCATCTACATCACCTGTGAGCAGAGCGCCTTGCTCATCATGCAGAAGGTAATTTCCAACATCGTCCGCATGATCCCGACCAAGTGGCACGAGTTGAACAACCCTGCTGTGATCTGGCAGTGGGTGCAATACTTCGCCAGCAACGCGGCTCCGCTGTTCATCAAGCAGTTCCCGTCAGGCCGGGCAACCATCCATGATATTGAGGCATACGTGCTGGCAGTACAGGCACGGACTCAGCGGAAAATCAAGTGCGTGCTGGTGGACTACGCCGACCTTCTGCGCCCGGCGTTCACTCAGCAGGAGCGCAGGCACCAGTTGCAGGAAATTTACACCGACCTGCGTGCGCTGGCTGTGGACATGAACCTCGCGGTAGTGACGGCCACGCAGACCAACCGTGAGTCGGTCGGTCAGGAACGCATCAACCTCGACAAGCTGGCCGAGGACTTCGGCAAGGCAGGCATCGCCGACATCATCATGTTCCTCTGCCAGACTGAGCTTGAGCAGGCGAACAACCGTGGCCGCATCTTCTTCGCCAAGAACCGTAACCAGCGGAAATTCATTGAGGTGGGCTTCAACATGCTGTACGAGTTGTCCCGCCTTGAGGAAGACGAGCGCATGATGGGACCGGGTGCGGCAGAGGCGCAGGCCGAGCAGGTGATGAACACGATGCAGAGATTCCTCCCGAGTGCTGCACATGGCTAGATGGTTCAACCAGAGCAAGCTGATGGATTTCGTCTACGACGATCTCTCCTTCCGGTACAGCGCCGGGGATGAGATGGTCTGCGACTGCTGCTACTGCGGGCACGACTCCACGCTGTGGGTGAATAAGGAGAGCGGGCAGTTCATCTGCTACCGCTGTCTGGAGCACGGCAGTGTCTACCTGCTGGTCGAGTCTGTGAAGGGAGTCGAGCGCGGGCAAGCCCGCATCATCTTGGGCGTGGCCGCAGGTGAAATCATCCAGCCAGCAGACGCGTTGAAGGAAGTCTTCGCCGGTCTCGCGCAGAGATTTTCCGGCCCTCCAGTCGTGCAGGAAAGTAACCAGATCGTGCCGGAAAATACTCAGTTCTTCGGCTGGGGAAAACCTGTTTATAAGGTCGAGGAGGAAATGGTAATTTCCATGATCCAAGCACTGGAGGCGAGAGGTTTTCCTTACCAACAGATTGTGGAAAATAGGGCGGGCTGGGGGTTCGGTGGCAGGTGGGATCACCGGGTAGTCCTGCCGGTGTATTTCCGCAACGAACTGGTCTGGTGGCAGGCATGGGACTACACCAAGACGCAGAGCATCAAGTACAACAACCCTCGCAATGACGAGGTGAAGATTTCCCGCAAGGCTCTGGTCTACAACATTGAGAAGCACGCTGATGCCAAGGCCCTGTGTGTGACCGAGGGTGTCTTCAACTCGTGGGCCTGCGACCAGATCGGTGTGGCTGGCGTGGCTACCTTCGGAAAAGGCGTCACGCCTCTACAGATTTTCCAGCTTGTCACGCACCGGGCAGAACGCATCTATATTGGGCTGGACCCCGATGCACGAGACAAAGCCGTTGGGCTCTACAACACACTGCGGGCGCTGGGCAAAGAGACACTTCTTTGCACCATGCCATCGAAGGCTGACTGGAATGACCTCACTCCTGCCGACAGGCAACGGGTCATCGACAGCGCCGGGCACCCGGACTGGTTCTGGGACAGCCACAAAGGATCGAACTGATTTCAACTTTTTTGTCTGCTGGCCCCCGACGACAAACTGAATTTTTGGGCCTGCTCTTGACCCGTCAATAATTGCATATACAACGACCTTTTTTGTGCCCCAAAAACTTGACGCGTCAATATATAATGCCGTAATGACTAGGAATTTTACCCCAAAAAAAGTGCCCAAAAGGGCTCTACGGTGCGGGTTCTGGGCCGTTTGAAAAACTTTTGCCTAAAAATTTTGTTGATTTTTTGGGGCGAAAAGCCGTAAAATGCTTGCGTCGCCGCCGATGGCATAGGGCTACCGGGGCAGACAGAGAGTCCCCAAAATTGGGAGAGTTACCATGAAGAACTGCAAAGTGACAGTCAAGGGCAACAAGGCAATCATCGAAGTCGATCTGACTCAGGACTTCGGCCCATCCTCCTCTGGCAAGACCGTCATCATCGCATCCTCTGAGGGCAACCAGTCTCTGCCCGGAAAGCCTGAGATCAAGCTGGGTCTCAACGTCTACAAGAAGCCGTAGGCAGACTAGGCAGGCTGGCCCGATCATGGGCCAGCCTTGCCCCTTGCCCACTGCTGGCCTAGTGCGGGCCGTGGGCAAGGGGCAAGGCTTGTTGCCTTGTTTTTGTGTCCAGTGGGCCGTGTGGCCTGCTGGAATTTCCGTTTGTCTGTCCGGGCATTCTGTCCGGCCAGTTTTGTCCGCCCGGTCTATCCGGGCACAGTGGAGGCTATTGCCATGAGTGAGAAGACCAACAAGAAGCCCGTGGATGCTCGCAGCAAGATCGACGCCCTGTTCGCCACGTCCCCGGCGAAGGTCCGTGTCCGGGCCGCCGACGACGGCAAGGTCTATTCCGGCGTGGTCGGTTCGGCCCTTGTCGAGAAGTTCGCCGCTGCCGGTCAGGACGACGCCTTTGTGGCGCTCGGTCTGGTCAACGCCGAGACCCTCAAGCGGTCCAGCAAGACGATGGACGCCAACGCCAACACCGTCAGCTTGACGCAGGACGCCATCGCCAAGTAGGCCCACAGGGGCTGGCCGGAATTTCCTCCGGCCAGCCCCACCGTGGTCTACCGTCGCTGCTCCGTGGAGCGGCAACGGCAGGTCACTTGGGAGCAAGGCAATGCCAGTCAACAAGGCCAGTCTAAAGCGGCACGTAGTCCGAAAGACAGCAACCCGGCACGTCTACCGGGACAAGCTGACGGTACTGCGTGAAGCCAAACACCCCGGTGTCGCCGCTGTCCGTGGCTACGTCACCGACAAGGCTGGCAACCGGACCACCATGCCGTGGCAGCTAATTTCCGACAATGCCGCTGCCCACTTGCCCACTGAGCAGGTCTTCACCGAACGCTATGCCCCGATGCGACAAGCCGTGTTCTTCCGCTTCCGGGCTTGGAAAACTCTGACCGGCAAGACCAACGGAAAGAAGCGGGCAAGGGCCATCCTTCGCCGCGTCAAGGAACTGCTGGACCTGCCGGAACTGAACAACCCGGACAACCCCGACAGAATCGACAACGGGGTTTTCCGCTTGCTGCCCCGGACTGAGCGGCACTTGGAATTGCTGCAAGCCATCGTCGCCGACAATGACGATTGCTTGCTGCCGCTGTCCGATACGCTTTGACCCCTTGACGGGTCAACACTGCCTTACGCTGCCTTCACTGTGCGGCTCGGCGGTTTCCGAAAGCGGAGATAATCCGCCCACGGTCTAACGTCGCTTCTCAGCGCGAGACGCGACGTGAGCCCGTGGCTCAGTCCATACAATTTCACTCACGCCAGCCCCACTCTGTGGGGCTGGTCTGCATTGGAGACCAGCCATGAACCCATACGCTGTCCTGCTCGAAATGGCCGTGAACCAACGGCGCACCGTCCGTGAGGAAATGGCTGAGGCCCTGCGCAACCGGCATCTCAAGAAGTACGCCGTGCTGGAAAAAGACCACACCAAGCTGTCCGACAAGATCACTGACTACCAGTCGAAATTGAAGGCGGCATAACCCGGAGGATATTCCCGTATGAAGGAAATCGCTCTTTTCCGTCGTCTCGCCGTCTATGGTGTCCACGACCGCAACTTCGTCTGCTTCCGTCGCGTTGACGGCAGCTACGGGGTGTACGACAAGCTCACCAACGAGCAGTTGTTCACCATCGCTGAGGACGAAGCCTACAACACGTTCTACCTCGGGCGTGAGACCGCTGCCAAGTTCACCTTCTTGGACAGCCCATTCCGCAAGTCGGCCTAAGACCGGCCAGCAATCAGCGCACTGAGCGCATCGAGCGGGAGCTACGACGATGCCGGGCTTCGTGTGCTGTCTGCTGTTCGTTCCTAACCCACCAAGGAGGAAAAGCTATGCACGCAACAAAACTCGAAGCACGCAAGAAGTTCGACGCTCTGTTCTCCCAGAAGCAGCCGACGCGGGAGGAAATGTTCATGCGTCCTGACTTCCGGGTGCTGGCCGCGATGGTCGGCATGAATTTCGGCCAGTGCTGGGATGCGTTGGTCAACAAGGCCAGTGCCACGAAGTACGGCGGCAACATCCTGCTGGCCGCCGAAGACTGGTACGGCGAAGTCTCGGCTCCCCGCTTCTAGGAGGAGCCATGTCGGAAAAACAGCGTCATATCCGTTTGCGCGTCGAAGTCCGTGACGCGCTGGGCGCGTTGGTACTCACCTACGCATTCTGGCTGGACGATCACGTCGCACGCCGGGCATTCGCTGCCCGGTGTCCTGACGCGTGGTTGGCTGGCCAACGCATCACCACGTTCAAGGAGAACGCCGATGGCAGTGAACTATGATTTCACCCGGATAGACCGGGACATCTGGCTGAGTCTGTTTTTCGGGCTTACTCAGGAGCGCATCGACAGCGACAACGACCACTATGGGCTCGAACCGGAATTGCCGATCAAGCCCGATGAGTGGGTTGACGCGGTACACTCGCCGTGGTTCAAGCCAGACCCGGAGAGCGACAAGCCTCTGGACAAGCACGGTGTTGAGCAGGGCTGGGTCATCATGGCCCAGCACAGTTTCGTCCACAACGTGATGATGGCGCTGATCCCCTGTATGCCAGCGCCGGGCTGGGGCCTGTCGGATAAGAACATCGACGAGGCTGTCCGCCGCGTTCTGATCTATCAGGAAGTCACCGGCCCCTTGGGCAGTAAATTCGTCGGCCCGTGGATTCTGCCGCAGAAGAAACAGCGCAACTTCTGGGAGCCGTACTACGTCACTGAGGAGGAAATTCGCAAACTGAACGGCTTGTCCGTGAATTTCTCCACGGTGAACATCTCCACGTTCCGCAAGACCGTCGAGCGGTGCCTTGAGGAAAAGGTCGCCCAGCGTGCCTACCGGGCGAAGAAGGAGGCAGAGGAGAAGATGGCCAAGACCGGGTAATCTCACTCCTCGGTTGAGGCCAGTGCCCCGACGTGGAATTCGGTGGGCGTCGGGGCACGCATCTCAACTGACGAAGGAGGTGCCCTATGAAACGCTAACACAGACATTGCTTTGGAAAAGTTGAGTACACAAAAGGTGGAGTACCGAAGCACGGGCCATCGGCGATCACGCCTTTGGCCCGTTGTTCGTTTCTCCCCGTGAGGAAATTCCATGACCAACCATCCGCCCTTCCAGCGGCCTGATCGTTTCGTGCCTTGGGACAGCGAAATGATCGCCCAGCTTCCATCCGGCCAGAGCCGGGCGTGGTTCGTCACGCTTGACCAGCACGGTGAAGTCAGCACTGGCCGGGTGCTGAACATAGACACCCGCCGTGAGTACGTCTGGTTTGTCGCAGCCAACGGTAAGATCACTGTCGAGGCAGAGGTGCCGAAGCATGTGGTCAAGACTGTGCGGAGTCTGCTGGTGCGTCCGAAGCGAGACGAACTGACTGAGGCAGCCAAGCGGGAAATTTCCTGCATGACCACGCTGATCTACGATCTGGCCGCGACTCTCGACCAGAAGGTGGACATCGTGAAGGACACCAAGTGGTTCATCCGTCGAGTCGAGGACCGGCTCATCGGTGAGTGCAAACAGTTTTCCCATCTGGCCCCAAACTACAAGGAGAAGTGATGATGACCGCAGAACACCGCGACGTCCGTGACGTCACACCGGCTGACGTCCGCCGCAAGCAGCAGGCCCGCGACATGCACAACCAGAAGGTTCGCATCTTGAAGGCGAAGATCGAACGCATCGAGCGGACCATCACTGATCTGGCCAAGAAGCCGGAGACGTCGGACGAACTGTTGTCCAAGTGGCGTCAGTCGTGGGACTGGCACAACGCGGAACTCAAGAAGCTGGAAGGAAAATAGCCATGAGTGAGGTGACGCTCGAACAGTGGCTGGAAGACCACTGGAACGATGACACGACGGAGTACCGCACGGGGCTGATGCTCCGTGATCTGGGCTTCGACGAAAGCGAGTACGATGAGGAGGACGAACGCTGGCGTGTCCGGTGCAGCCAGTGTGAAGCTCTCTGCATCAACGGTCATCCGACACACGAGCACGGCTGCCCTAACAAAAACCGACGCCGGGATGAGGAGGAATAGCTGTGGGCTACTACCTGAAATACGTCGTCATCTGGTTCAACACCAGAGAGTACGGCGGCCCGGAGGAAGGCGGCTGGTGGTTTGACACTGGCGAGCCCCAGAAGGTCTACACCTGCAAGTCGCCCGCCGAGCGTGCGGTCTGTGAGGAGTTGGCCAACAAGCAGGTGGAAAAACAGAACGAGGGGCGCAGGCCGCTCTCGTCGGTGTTGTCCACCGGCAGATATTCCGTGTCCATTGAGGACGAGAAGCCGGTGCCGTATCCGGCTGTCGCACCTCACTACGAGTAGGGAGGAAAAGCTCATGTTCGAGCGCATCAAAGCAGCGGCGGAAAAGCAGGGCTGCGTCGTCGAAGGCTTCTGTTCCTACGCCAACCCCGGCGACAGCCATCTGGCTGTTGTGCTGTGCCGTCGTGAAGACGACAGCATGGTGTCGTGGGTCTGGAATGACTCCAGCGGCGGCTTTGTCTGGGGCCGTTACCACGATGAAGCACGTCCGGCGTTCGCCGAGCGTGTCCAATACTACTGCGTGAAATAAGGAGCAGTCATGTACGGTGACTTCAAACGGTGCGTGGCTTGTCGCTCGGCGTTTTGCGAGAGCACGCTGCCGACAGACCTTCTTCCTGACAAGTGCCCCAAGCACATGACCGCAGAAGAAACCGAGACGTGGCTGGCTTCGTTGCCAGTCCAGTACAACCGGAAATCATTGGCCGACGCTGAAAAGGAGTAGCCATGTCGGAAGGCGATGAAATGTTTGTCAAGGACACCGAGTGGGCGCAGCAGCGCATCAGCCACGGTGAGATGACTTTCCTTGAAGTGCTTTGGGAGAACGGAAAAGTCGGTCTGGATTTTCCGTACAAGCACACACCAGAGTACAAGCGCATGTCTGACCTGCTGCTGGTGGAGTCGTTCACTGGCTCCCGTGGAGTGAACGCTATCCGGTTCACGGACACAGGTGCGAAATTCGCTCTCAGGTATTTTCCTCGTGCCCAGAAGGAAAATCCGTGGTGGAGACTGACGCCACCAGACAGGTTTGTTTCTGGCCAGCGTGACGTGGTTGTCGCGTGGGAATTGCTGTTGCAGTTCATCGTCAAGCTGGAGTTCATGGGTCTGGCAGAGCGCAGAGCGTTTCTGAGGTCTGTCCCTAACATCGACGATGAACACCGGGAACACACGGTCGCCTTTGTGAACGCTGTCTTTGCGACTTACGACAAGGAGTAGCTATGGCGACGAAATCGCCGCCGTTCATTCGGTACATGGTGCCGATTACCGATGAGGCAGAAGCACAGATGCGAGAAAATGATTCTCTGCCTCCGTGGTACAGGCCCACGCCTCACTACTTCAATGAACGTCAGCGTGCAAAGGCCGAGGACTGTGCTCGTCGCACAGGCTCTCGTGTCATTGATATGTTCAAAGAGTACGACCGGAGGAAATAGCCATGCCAGACACACTTGAAAACCTGACCAACGTGGCGGGCCGTCTTGTAGCGTTGCGTAAGCTCAAGAAGAAGGCTGACCCCGCCAGCGGTATTTCCATCAAGGTGCGCTTCGGCGTGCTCTCCGACAGGCTGGAGGATGAAGACCCCAGCCGTACTCCACGGGAGTACATCGGACTGGAATGCTGCCGGTACTACAACGAAATTATAGACCTGCTCATCAAGGAGCAGGAGGAGAGCCTTGCGTTCTGGATCAAGAACGCGAGAGAACTGTCCGCCCAGCTAACTGTGGCCGTTGAGAAATTCCAGCATTTTCAAACCAAGGAGTAGCCATGAGCAGAGACGTCCGCACCAAGAAGGAGTACGAAGAATACTGCGCCGCCGTGGAGGAGTTCTTCAAGACTGAGGGAATTACCAACCTCAGCGGCGGGCACTTGACGTGTCAAAACTGTGGCTTCGACGACGAAGAAGTTGACGGGCACACCGTCAATTTCACTGACGAGGAGAAGTGCATCAAGTGCGGCGCGAGCCGTGAGATGATGGACGAGCCGTACTTCTCGTGGCGTTCTTGCGAATGCTGTGGCGGTATGCTGGGCGGCAACCGCGAGCACGCTACCGGGTACAACCCGACGACGAAGGAAATTCAGGAGTACGAGGTCTGCTCGAACTGCATCTACTTCGCTGAGTACGGCAAGCTGGACGACATGACCATGATGGAAATTGGCGAGCACGATGACGAGGAGGAGTAGCGATGGAGATGGCGTGGACCTGTCATTTCGAGTACGTCTTGCTGAACGATGGCAAAGCTATCGCTGGTGGGGATGCCGAAGCAATGGCCGCTGTGGTGAATGCGTTCGGCATTACGGACAACAATTTCCGTCTACTCAAGTGGTATGAATGGATGGAATGGCAGGTGGAAGAACTCCGCCACCAGCAGAAAAAGGAAAACGAAGAACTCATGCGGGAAATTGGCCACGATGACGAGGAGTAGCCATGTCGCAGTTCTACATCGACCCGGACTACTCTACGGAGACGTCATTGCCAAACGCTGAGACGTTCTTCGTCGGCCCGCGTGAAATTCTGGGCGTGAGAACCGGATGGTATTGGTGGGCGTGCTTCCCCGGCTGCCTACCTGATGGTGAAGCCAGCGGTCCGTTCCGTACTGAGGCCGGGGCAATCAAGGACGCAAGGAGCCTGAACCATGTCTGGTAGAATCGGACCCAACCAGCAGTGCGACTGCGGCTCCGGCAAGAAATTCAAGAAGTGCTGCGGTGCCCGTGGTCGCATCACCGACCCGGTGCAGGCAGAGCAGCAGGCCCACAACGAAGAACGCTGGCGGGAACAGCGCAAGAAACCCAAGAGCAAGGACGCTGCGTTGATACCGTTCCTTTTCGCCGGGATGCTGGGCGCGGACTTGTCTGGCCCCGGCCCTGCTCCACCGAAACCCAAGCGACGTAACCGGAGGAAACCGCAATGAAGACCAAGCACCTGTTCAACAGCAATCGTGGTGACGCTGAGATCGAACTCAGCATCACCAATTACTGCGTCCAGATGGACGTGACGAAAATGAACGCGGCCAACGAGCCGCAGGCCATCATGTCGCCGCAGGCTGCGCGGATATTCGCTGCCAACCTCAACGCCTACGCCGACGAGATCGACCGGAGGACAGCATGAATGCGGTCTTCTGCTTCGCTCTAAAGCACACACCCGGTAGCAGGCTACGGTCAGCAATAGTCTTCGCTCGTTGGGGTGTTGACGACGTTGTGCTGCTGTCGCTGGAAGCTAAATGGAAAAACGCCAAGGGCGGCTACACAGTCCCGGTGGCGTGCATCGAGGAGGCAGCAAGATATGTCGAACGAGACGGGAAGTGAACCTACTCGTGAACGTGCGGAGCGTCTTGTCCAACTGGATATGGGCAACACGCCGTGGGCAACGCCAAAGCAGTACCTCGAACTGCTGGATGTAATCAAGGACTTGAGTCTGTGCCTTGACGAGCACGGCCAGCACCAAGGCACGCATTACATCCGCGATGGCAAGATTGAGCCCAAGGGCAGCTTCATTGCTTTGGTTCACAAGGCGCAGGAAATTACGGAGAGAACCGATGGGTGAATTACGCAACCGCCTTGAGAGGCGAGGAAAAGTCTGGCGTCCCGAGGGCTACCCCAGCATCACCGGACATCAGTTGGGCATCCTGCTCAAGATGTGGTTCCACTCCAAGGGGCGAGTCGATTACAAACTGAAACACCCGAAGTGGCCGTGGCAGCGTGGCAAGCCGGACGCTGACTACAGAGGCACTGGCTACGCTTTGACTCCGATGGGCTGGCATCTATGCAAGCGCATCGTCACAGCATTTCCGCGAGAAGCTGCTGAGGCCGAAGCTGAGGCAGCGGCGTATTTCCGCATGTTCAAAGGAGAAGCAGCATGAGCAAGCGCAGGAGAAGGGACTGGCCGTGGCCGTCTGGCATGACATTCGACCAGATCATTGACGGGCTCGGTGCCAGCAACGTCGCAGACCGCTCGACGAACTACAACTTCGGCGAGAACTACGACATGGACGGCATGGGCCATGATGGAAAATGGTCGAATGTCTTTCCGGTGTTTGATGACGTAGCCGGGGCGAAGAATTTCTTCACGTCCAATGGTTACGACGTGCCGCTGGAAAAACCGGCCCATGAGTACGACGAGGACGAGTATCTCGAATTCCTGAACGAGAGCATCAGGGAAATCTGTCAGGAGAACGACTACTACTCGCCGATGATGAACTACTACTACGAGATAGACCTGCGCAGTGAAGACGCTGAGGCCATGCAGGCACGCATCGACCGCTATGGCGGTTGCTGCATCCTCGTGATGCTTGGCGACGAGCCCAAGCTCTGTCTGGCCGGTGGCGGCATGAACCTGACGTGGGACATCGTGTGGTCGTACATCCTCTGTGGCCAGTTGCCGCCGACGAAGTATTGCGAACTACCTGAGTTCGCTGGACACTCCCTCAGCAGGAAAAACCGCCTCATCATCAAGGCGTGCAGGAAATCCCTCAAAGTCCATCAGCGGTGGCTAGATGGCACCCGCCGCAATCTGGAATGTGCCGTCACTAACATCTACAACGCGAGGAAAAAGAAACATGCGAATGCGTGATTTCATCAAGGACAACCGGGAGGAGTTGAAGCGGCTTATCCGCGACTACCTCAAGCAGCCCGATTTTCCGCTGAACACTGCCGATCTCGAACAATGGATCGCCAACGATGAGGGCCTCTATAATTGGGCTCGAAGCGAAGGCGTCAGCGTCTAAGGAGACAACTTGAACAGAGGTGAACAGAAGACGTTTGTCCGCGAACTGGCGGATGCCTTGGTGCGTGAAGTCTGTGAGAAAATCGACGAGGGGAAAATCCCTGAGCATTGGGACGGGCACGAACTGCGTGTCCTGATGTCGGAGAAATTCGAGCAGTCAGCCAAGGCATCCGTGATCCGCACGAGTCCACGACATAGCCGGGCTCGTGATTACCACAACACCGTACTGACCAAGTACCTTACATAAGGAGACGCGCCGTGGAGTACACTGACCAGCAGCAGATTGAGAAGACGTTCAAGTTCTTCGACATGGCCGCCATCGGCAGGATGATGTCGCACAGCAACGACATGGAGAATCTCGTTG